ATCATGTTACAGAATTTACCACAGGATCCTGTTATCCTTCTGAGCGTCATAAATACAAAGCTCAGAGATTTTTATCCATCACTGGATCAGTTATGTAAAGAGATGGAAGTGAATAAAAAAGAACTTATAGATAAATTAGATCTGATTGACTATGCTTATGATGCATCCTGCAATCAGTTTGTATAAAGGAAATGAGAATGAAAGAAATAATTGAAAATGTAAAACTGGTGGAAAATGCACCGTTGGAAGAACCTGCCCGTCAGTATTATTTTATGGAAAAAGCAAAAGAATACGTTGCTGAAATGTCTGAGAAACTGGGGCGTCCATTAACTGCGTGTGTGACGACATTTGGTTGTCAGATGGTATTGGCAACACAGAATTTATAAAGACAGGAAGAAAGCCCCGGAAACGTTGATTTCTAGGGCTTTTTGTTATTTATAGAGTAGTTTATGCGTGAGTCCGTTTTTGAATACTATTTCAGTAATATGTTTATCTATTACGGTTATATGGTCAAGCACTGAGTTGAAAAGAGTTTTAATGGAATCCTCATCTGTAATCGCAAGTTCTTTGTAATTTATGTTTTCATCTTTGTTCAGTTCGTGCATGAGCAAATACTGTGATGCTGTTTTGATAAACTCTACTTGATTCACATTTACGGAAATTGATTCTGTTTCCATTCCCTTTATTTCATTTTCAATCTTCACTCGGTCAATCTCCAACGCTGATTTCATTTCGAGAAATTCCTTCTCGTCTATTCCGTCATCATCAAATAAAAATGCTTTCTTGAGTCGCTCAATAGCTCTTTCTGTTTTTTCAAGTTTCACCTGTAGTTCGGTTAGCTTTTGTTTGTTCTCTGATTTATCTTCTTGGCTGACTGTGTTTGCCGACCATAGTTGAGTTCCTGTCTTTCCGTACAGCAAATCTAATGTGGCTTGCAAGCTATCTTCTGAAATTCCAGCAACATCTGAAAAGCTAATTCGTTTTAGAATTACTTGCTCAAGTTCTTTTGTTGTCTTGATCTGTTTTTTGTGTTTGGAAACATCAACCATAGCTGCTATGTAATTTATCATTATTGGAGCTATTATTACATCACTGATATTTTGGTTGTCGCAAGTTCCTTTTCGTGATTTCTTTCCACACGCATAAGATGATGGTCGGAATCCACTTCCTTGTCTACAGTCCTTGCTTCTAACATTGTATCGTTCTCCGCACTTTCCGCAAAAGATTAAACCAGTAAATACATTGCATCGTTTGTTCATGATTATCTGTCCGCTTGAGTTCATCTTAAATCCACGTCCGTCCATGAGCTTATTTGCCTTTTCCCAGTCGTTTATAGATACAAGTGGTTCAAATACACCTTTGATGTAAATAACTTCTTCCTGTGGCTTTTTACGACCTCTAGCGGACTCTCTGTAATTGTATCTGTAATCACCTTTGTTCATTGGGTTGCGAATCACATCGGCAATTGTCTTTGAGGTCCATTCGCCACCACGCTTAGTCGGAATCTTGTTTGCGTTATAGCTTTTCGCTATAGATACGCTTGAGCCACCATTGAGATAATCTGCGTACATCTGTTTCACATACTTTGCTTCAACCTTTGAATGCACTGGACATTTCTTTTCATCATCCCAATCCCAACCATATGGCACTCTAGCTCCGTTCCACAATCCACTCTGCGCTCTGCCTATCATTACATCTGTGACACGCTCTGACGTGAGCTTACGCTCCATTTCTGCAAACACTAGTACAATTTTAAGCATAGCCTCTCCCATTGCGCTAGAGGTATCAAATTGCTCGTTCAGTGAGATGAACGCAACTCTGTGGTATTTAAACTCATTGTACATGATTGAAAAGTCGATAAGGTTTCTCGAGATACGGTCAATCTTGTAAACCACGACATGAGATACTTGCCCGGCTTTTACCTTATCCATCATTCGCTCAAAGGCTGGTCGTTTGGTATTCTTTCCTGACTTTCCAGCATCTTCAAATATCTCGATACGGTTTTTGTCTATGTGCAGAACGTGTTCACAATATGCTTTCAACTCTTTCTTCTGAAATGGGAGAGAGTCTTTATCAACTTGGTATCCAGTAGATACACGAACGTATAATGCTACAATTCTATTATCTTCTTTCATTGTACCACCTTCCTTAAAAATGAGTATAAAAATAACAGCTAGCAGAGAACGGACGTTCTGCTTGCGATAGCTGTCCGAAGATGATACAATATTACCGACCAAAGTATAGTGTATATCTTCGGATGTACCTTAAAGACCGTTCCTGTTGGCGCAGGAGCGGTTTTTTATTTTATTGTTCTGGGACCGATATTGTCATTGATGCTTTTGGCTTATCTGAAAGCCATGTGCTAACTTCAAGTGTAATATCGGATGAATTATTTCTAAGTGTATAAGCAGATGCGACGGTAACGGTTGTTCCGGGTTGAATCTCAACGGAGCTGTCTTTTGTTTCATCGTTTACATGGAAGTACGAACCTTTCAGCTCAACACCATCTTGGAATGCTTTAGCGCCTATCGTGTAATCAAAGCACTTGTTTTCATCTGAGTTATTTGTAAATTCATAATAGATGACCAAACAAGGCTCATCGACATAGTTGGTTTCAATGGAAGAATTGACGTATTTCACATGACAATCTCTAATATCTGTATCTATCATGTTTGGTTCTTCTTTTTCTTCTGGAACAACTTCTTCCCGTTCGGATTCATGATTCTCTTCACTGTTTGCAACAGTTTCTTGCTTTGCGGAATCACCATCAAGAATCAAGCGACCAACCACCATGAAATTTATACTTGAAATCGTTAGAAGAATTGTAAGAAGTATTCTCAATGCCATCTTCTTAGGTCTACTAGCCATCCACGAGAATGCGATTCCTAGTGGCGGTATAAAGATTGATGATAACACAAGAACCCATGTTTTCTTGTAAAATTCTTCTTTTTGCTGATGATTCATGTATGAATTATGATTCTGTTGCATTGGCGGAACATTATAATTTTGGTTAAACAGCTGCGCTCCGCAGCTAACGCAGAACTTATTTCCATCTTGATTATTTGCTCCACATCTAGGACATATCATCTGTTCTTCTCCATCCTTTCTATTTTCAGCCTTGTTCCTAAACGCACCACACGCTTGTATATAATCGCACATAGCGGTCGCATCATTTGTACAAATCCAGATAATGCTTATAATTATCTTCTTTGTCTTGATATTTTAATTCGGCATTCCTTTTCATAGCATTGCGTTCGATTTCTTTCTGCTTCGTTCTTTCAGCACATTCTTCTTGAAGTCTGTTCTCTCTTTCAATGCGTTCTTCTTGAAGTTTAAGTTCTTTGTGCCCATGTACAATCATCCCTATTCCTAAAAGTAATATTAGTATTACAGAAGCAATGGCGATAGCAAATACGATGTATTCAAATATGCTTACAATGAATGAAATCAAAATTATAATGCCTACTAATAACAGCAGTGAGCCACTGGATTTCTTATTTTGCTTTTTGCGTGAACTCATATCAAGTAGCTCCAATAATTCTCATGTTCTTTACATGTGGGAAGATTTCCGTTGAAACTTCTATGCAGTAGTCATGCATATGGTTCTTCATTTCTATCATTTGCACATCGGATTCACTGAAATCATCACCTAAAATATGTCTCATTTCATGCAAGAACACTTCACGTTGCCTTTCGTGATTCAATAACGCATCAATGAATATCGTGTAAGAATCATCAGAGTTATGCCTTACGCATCCAGGTACGCCATAGGATTCATCGAGAATTACTACATTTATATAATATCCTTTGTAGTACAATCATTCCTCACCTTCCTCTATTTTGCGCAGTTCTGCGAGCTTCTTGGCGAAATCAACGAGTCTTTCTTTATCAACAGTATTATATACGTCGAAGAGAATCTTGTCATTGTTGTAGATTTCCTGTGCTGTACGAGCTGTCTCTTCATCAATGTAATAACCTTTATTGGAAGTTTCTTCGACCGATTCTTCGCCTGTCATTATATAGTCCACGGATACATTGAAAAAATCAGCTATCTTTTTTAACTTATCCTGTTTAGGAGTGCTTCTTCCCTTTTTCCAGTCAGTGAAAGTGGAAGATGGAATCCCTGTTGCTCTTGCAACATCAATAGTCTTTTTGCCACTTTGATCTAGCAATTCTGCAAATATTTCATACATAATATTCCTTTCCGAAAAAATTAGGAAATCATAAAAATACCTATTGACTTTTTAGGAATTCCGAAATATAATGTACTTGTGGTTAAGGAAATCCGAAAAAGAACAGATTTTACCTAATTCTTTTCTATTTAATATTTTTGTGGTTATTGATATTATAAAGGATTTCCTTAATAAATGCAATATGTATAATAAGGATTTTCGTAAAATTCTTATTGCATTGAAAGGAGGATTTACATTGTACGAAAAGTTTGAGCAACTCATAAATGAGAGAGAACTAACAGCTTACAGAGTTGCGAAAGACACGAACCTTGCACCAACAGTTTTTTCAGACTGGAAAACTGGAAAGAGTAAGCCGAAGGTAGACAAGTTAATGATTCTTGCGAAATACTTCAATGTTCCGATCGAATATTTCTTGGAAGAGTAGAAAGGAGAAAGATGAACGAATTACAAATTTTTAATTCAGAAGAGTTCGGTGATATCCGAACAGTAACTATTGATAATGAACCGTGGTTTGTTGGAAAAGATGTGGCAGAAGCACTTGGATATTCAAATTCAAGAAAAGCACTTTCAGATCATGTTCATGACGATGACAAGGGAGTAACAAAATGTGACACCCTTGGCGGGAAGCAGGATTTAACCATTATCAACGAATCCGGCTTATACGCATTAATCTTCGGAAGTAAGTTGGAATCCGCTAAGAGATTCAAACACTGGGTTACATCAGAAGTGCTTCCGGCAATCAGAAAGACTGGTGCTTATCAGAAGCCAATGACAACCGATCAGAAGATTCAGTTGCTTGCTCAGGGAAACGTAGAGCTGACAGAAAAGATTGAGAAAGTCAATGATGACTTGCAGGAGTTTAAAAAGGATATGCCTTTACTTGCGCTGGAATGTCAGAAGATTACAAGAGCGAAGAATCAGAAAGTAGTTCCGCTGATGGGCGGTAAGAACGCACTGGCTTACAAGAACAAGAGTCTGATGCACAAAGTATACAGTGATGTGGATGCACAGCTCAGAAGAGAATTCGGTGTGAATACTTATAAGGCAATCAAGCGGAGCCAATGTGATTTAGCTATCAGAATTATTGAATCATATAAACTTCCAATGTTCTTACAGGAAGAAATTGACGCTGAAAATGCTCAGATGCGCCTGCCAGTATAGGAAACGTGAGGTGAATGAAGTGAAAGATCAGGTTTACGAATATCTTATCAGCTTCATTTCAGATGTCGGCTATCCACCAACAGTAAGAGAGATTGCGGATCACTTCCATATAAGCACAAGCACAGCAAGATATTATCTGAATGACTTGGAAAAGCTGAGACTCATTGAAATGCATGGTGTTCCAAGAGGAATCAAAGTGATCGGTTACAAATTTGTAAAGGAATGAGGTGTTAAGCGTGAACGAGAAAGCAAAGCGGATTGAAGAAAGGCTCAGGGAACTGGGAATTAATTCAATCGAAGAACTGAACGCAGCTATTAAACGTGAGTCGCTAAACATTTCACTGATGGTTTGTAAAGCAAGGGAGTAGGTGTGGAAGTGTTAGATGGAATTGATATCAAGAGAAAGAAACTCGAAGTAATTGATATCCGCAGAGAACTTCCAGTAATGAAAGAAGATAAATCTGACAATGACCTGACACCATTTCTTGTAGGAGTGATAGCGGTAGCAATACCAATACTCATGACAGCGGTGTGGGCGATATGCGGATATTAAAAAGAGTGCCATAACAAAGGCGGCAACCTTCAGGCACTCGGCTATAAAACCAATTTAATAATAGCATAGGAGTAGAAATGAAGCAACCGAAGAAACTTACATTGAAAAACAAGAAGCTACTTGCAGATGTCGGACTTAATCCTATGGAATGGATGAATTACTTTGAAGATTACGTTTATCTTCATGTGATTCGCAAGACCGATAATGCAGTAATTATTATCGACAAAAATGAAAGGGAGATAACGAGACAATGAAACGAATTACATTACTGTCAATGGACATTCAGAATTTTAAAGGATGTGCCGGCAGAACAATTGATTTCGCAGATAAGACAAAAATCTGCGGTGCAAACGCTACTGGAAAGACAACTATCTTTGATGCGTTTACATTCTTACTGTTTAACAGGGATTCACTTGGGAGTTCTGATTTTGATATCAGACCACTTGATGCAGACGGAAAGATGATTGACAACATTGAGATTTCCGTTAAGGCAAGAATTTCTGTAGATGATGAAGAGTTTGAGTTGAAAAAAATTCAGAAGCAGAAGTGGGTTAAGAAAAGAGGTACAGACTCAAGAGAGTTTCAGGGAAATGTCAATGAGTTTGAAATTAACGGATATCCGAAGTCACAGAAGGAATTTAAAGAGTTTATTTCTGAAATTGTTGACGAAGATGTATTTAATCTGATTACGAACCCAGCAGCGTTCAACTCGCTTCCTTGGAAGAAACAGCGTGGTATTCTCATGAAATTTGTTGGAGATTTCACTGATGAACAGATCGCCGGAACATTCGGTGACAGATACGCAACGCTGATTCCTGAATTAAAGATTGCCAGTACAGACGATATTCTCAAGAAGTACACCAAAGCAAAGAGCTTACTTAACAAAGACATGGTTGAGATTCCAGCAAGAATTGATGAGGTGTCTAAACAACTTGTTATTGCAGATGTCGGAGCATTGGAAGTTGAAAAATCTGCGAAAGAAGCGACTCTGCAGAAGGTAGAAGACGAGATTTCCGGTGGCAGCGGAAAACTGGAAGAGATTAATTCCAAGCGTGAAGAGGTCATGAATCTCAATTTTCATCTGTCAGAAATTCAGAATGCGGAGAATCAGAAGTTGCTTTCCGAGTCAATGGATATCCGTGCTGACTTATCAAGAAAGCAGGATACATTAAACAATCTCAAGCGTGATGTGTTAAATAAGGAAAGCGAAATCAGGGATGCTCACGTAAAGTATGAAGATCATGAGCGTGAAAAGAATCGACTTCTGGTGGAGTGGAAGTCTGAAAAAGCAAAGGCGTATCCAGCTCTTACTCCGTTGGAACCGCTTATGGATGACTCGTTTATTTGTCCTACTTGCGGGCAGGACTTGCCGGAAGAGGCAAAGCAGAAACGTATTGCTGATTACGAAGCTCGCAAGACTGCATATGAAAGCAAGTACGAAAAAGATAAGGCAGAGTTTGAAGAAAACCGTGCTAAAAGGCTTTCGCAGATTGAAGCTGATGGAAAGGCGACTGCTAAATCGAGAGACAAATTTAAAACTTTGGAAGAATCTCTTATCAAAGAAAAAGATGAGCTGACTACCAAGTTGGCAGATGCACAAAGGGAATATGAGATTGTTAAAAAGGCTGTAGACGGAATACCAAAGGTGGCTGATGTTTCTGAAAACGCTGAATATCTGGCAACTATCGAGAAAATCTCGGTACTTGAAAAAGAGATTGAAGAAATGAGTAAGGACACTTCTTCAATGGAGCTGAAAGCTCGGAGAGATATTCTGAAAAATGAAATTGCTGAAATTGCCGGGAAAATTGCGGCAGCAGACAATACCAAGGTGAAAGAACGTATCGCAGAACTTGAAGCAGAACAGAAAGAAGTCGGACAGAAGATTGCCCGTCAGGAAATGATGATTGACCTTGTGGAAGATTTTATTCGAACAAAAATGAACATGATTTCAGAGAAAATCAATGGAATGTTCGAGATTGTTTCATTCAAGCTGTTCGCAGAGCAAATAAACGGAGGACTGAAAGAGACTTGCGAATGTACTGTAAATGGTGTTCCGCTGTCAAGTTTGAACAACGGTCACAGAATCGTAGCTGGGTTAGACATTATCCATTCATTATCGAATCTGTACGGTGTTAGCTGTCCGATATTCGTGGATAATGCGGAGAGTATCAATGACTTCAATGTGCCTGAGATGGATGCTCAGATGATTTATTTAACGGTAACTGACGATAAAGAGCTGAAAGTTATGGAGGGATAAAAGATGATTAAAACTGGACGTGTAGAAGGTAAAGAAACAGGAACACTTGAAATGAGTGGTACACTCAATGATTTGATGAATGACTATAACGTAATTGCTAAAGGTATGAGAAAAATACTTGTTAAGAAATTCGGAAAAGAAGATGGAGATAAGGTTTTCGATATACTTTCAAGCGATAAGCCAAGAGATGGATTGCGTGAAGAAGTTCACAGTGTGATTGACAAGCATTTAGAGAATGAATTTAAGAAATCTGAACCTACTGGATTGCTCAAAGCGTTTATGAATATGTTCGATAAAGGTAAGACTTTTGAAGATGGTAAGAAATATGTCTTTGATGCCGAACTTTGCAGAGAGGATTTATCTAGCATGGGAGCGCTTCCCAATATTGCCAACGTATGGATTAACGATTGTGATGGGAAAGAAGTAATTGTCAAAAGCAGTATATTAGGACTTATCGGCACTTTCAGTATCTTTCCTGAATGGTGCAGAGAGGTTAAATAAAGGAGAAGAGTAATGGCAGAGAAAAATGAAGTTGCTAAAAAGCAAGAATTTACCACTGGTTTGAGCCAGTGGACAAATACGATCACTGGCCTCGTTACAAGGGATTTTGAGCGGAACGGTGTGCAGTACGATGAATATTCTAAACAGTGTGCAATGAATGCGATGTCAGCAATTTATCAGCTTGTGCAGAATACGGATAAGACTGACATGAACAATCTTACTACTTCTAATCTTAGAGAAGTAGTTGCTCAGTGTGCAAGCCTTAAATTAAACGCAAATGCGATGCCGAGAGAGGTTTTCTTCCAGCTCAGAAGTAAACAGATTAACGGTCAGTGGGTGAAGATGGTTGAAATGGGAATCGAGGGCGATGGAAACGACAGCTTGCTTCGTCAGTTCGGTAACAATGTTGATACGGTTTACCCAGTGTGGCTTGTAAAAGAGGGTGATGACTTCACATATCCTCGCAGAAGAGGTATTGAGATTGAGCCTGCGGAGTGGACTCCTAAAGGATTGTCAGACAAAACAGTAAGAGTTGTCTACCCGGTAAAGCTGAAAGACGGAACGATTGATTATCTGATTGCAGAAAGAGAACCAGTTAGAACAAATTTGATCGCTCATATCAGAAACAATCTCATGAATGAGACTTTTGGTATTTGTGAAAATCGCTATAAAGCTACTGATAAGCAGAAAGCGGAAATCAAAGCTAAGAAAGATGAAATTCTTTCAGTATTCAGAGCGTGTGAAACGGTAGATGATATGCTGAAATGCGAATATGCAGTAACGCCATATGTGAGTGCAGCTTGGCTTGATACGCCGGAAGCAATGATTGTCCGCAAAATGCGTAACAATGCAATTAAGAAATTTCCAAAGAATCTTAATAGCATGGCATCCAGTTCATTATTGCAGCTTGATGAAGCGTATAAGGCATCACAGGAAGAGATTGCTGAGAACGAAAATTCAGAAGAGTTTGCAATTGAAGAAGAAACTGTAGTGGCTGAATCCGAAGCTGTTGAAGTGGAAACACCAGAGTTTGCAAAGGAGTAAAGAAATGGAATTAAAAGATTTAAAAACTGGTATGGTTGTGGAGCTAAGAAATGGTGATAAATACCTTGTTATTAATCAAGCTGGAAAATTAAGTGGTATCAGAGAGAATTCCTACATAACGTTTAATTCCCTGTATGCTTATAAAAGCGATATGACATGGCCTAATGATTCTTGCCTTGATATTGTGAAGGTTTTTTGTCCTTCGTTATCTGGTTTTAGAACGATGCTGAAAAACGAACGTAACTGTATTTGGACGAGAGATGAGAAGCGAAAAATGACTGTTTCTGAAATCTGCAAAGAACTTGGATATGAAGTGGAGATTGTGAAAGAATGATAGCTCAAACAAAGTGGTTAAGTGAAGCCATTGAGGATATGAAAAATGACACTTATGACATGACTATTGATGGGAAGTGTAGTCAATGTGGGGCGTGTTGCTCAAGATGTCTGCCTTTATCCAGTAAAGAAATTATTACGATTAAGCAGTATATCAAGGCTCACAATGTCAAGCCTTACAGACACTTGTTTCCAGTATCTAAAGAGGTTTACGACCTGACTTGTCCGTTCATGGACGATTCAAAACTAAAAGAAAAATGCAGAATCTATCCAGTAAGGCCAGAGATATGCAGACAGTTTACTTGTAAGGCTGATAAAAAGCCATTCAAGATGAAAGCCACAAGGTATGAAGTGGTCGATGTTAGGGAGGAATTTTTCGGTGAGTAGGGAGGTGGTTTCATGCTAGTGAAAACTACTGCCACTGGAAGTAAAGGTAATAATTACGCACTTGTCTCTGGGGGAGAAATTCTTCTCCTGGAGTGCGGTGTGCCAGCAAAAGAAATGCTGAAAACGATTGATTATCAGACTTCAAAAGTGGTTGGTTGCTTGTTATCTCACGAGCATGGTTGAGGCGATCATGCGAAATACATCAAACAGTACATGCAATATGGTGTCAAGGTTTACGGTTCGGACGAAGTGCAATCAAATATTGAGCTGATTTACGGTGAAAAGATTGAGGGCGTAAAACGAATGAACAGGAAGAAACTAGGAAGTTTCTCAGTGATTCCGTTCCGTGTACCACATGGAGAGACAGATTGTGACGGTTGGTTGATTGATACGGCAGAAGGGCGTGTTCTATTCATCACCGATGCAGAATATTGTCCGTATGATTTTTCGAAAATGAACATCAATTATGGGCTAATTGAATGCAACTATTCTGAGAATTACCTTAGCGCAGAAGATAGTAGTTCTAAAAATCACCATGTATTAACTGGACATTTAGAGTTACAAACGTGTAAACGGCTCATACAGAGCATAAGCAGTAACAGTCTAAGAAGTATAGGCTTGATACATTTAAGCGCTGGAAATGGCAATCCAGTTAGGTTCACGGAGGAAATACAGGAGATAGTTGACTGTGATGTGGATGTGTGGGTTGCTGAAAAAGGCGAGGAAAAAGAATTTAAACTGGAACCGTTTTAGGAGGAAACATGGGAAGAAAATATGTGATATATGCCGTTGATTTTGATGGAACATTGTGCGAAAGCGTATTCCCTGGAATTGGCTCTCCAAACATGACGTTAATTAATCATTTGATTAAGCGCAGAAAACAGGGAAATAAAATCATTCTTTGGACATGCAGATGCGGAGAACGCTTGAAAGATGCTGTTGAATGGTGTAGAGGATACGGCCTAGAGTTTGATGCAGTGAATGAAAATATCCAAGAGATGATTAAATGGCACGGGAATGATTGTAGAAAAATTTTTGCAGATGTTTACATAGACGACAAGGCGAAAACGAAAGAAAAATATAGGGTTCCGTATAAGGAGGAAGAAATTAATGAATAAAATTATTTTGATGGGCCGCTTGGTTAGAGACCCTGAAATTAAATATACAACAGGAGAAAATAGTAAAACCGTGGCAAGGTATACACTGGCCGTAGATAGAAGATTTAAGAGAGACGGAGAGCCGACCGCAGATTTCATCAACTGTGTAGCGTTCGGTAAAAGTGCTGAATTCGCAGAAAAATATTTCCGGCAGGGTATCAAAATTGTTATTACTGGTCGCATTCAGACAGGAAGCTATACGAACAAAGATGGACAGAAGGTATATACAACAGACGTTGTAGTGGAAGATCAGGAATTTGCTGAAAGTAAAGCTGCAAGCCAGCAGAATCAGAATAACGCAAGCGGCTCTGTTCCTAGTTCAGATGGTTTCATGAATATCCCAGATGGTATCGATGAGGAGTTACCGTTTAACTAAGGAGTGATGGCATATGCCATACAAGAAGCCTGAGAAATGTGTACATCCCGATTGTTTCCATTGTCCATATCCTGATTGTATTTACGGGAGAGTGGTCGGTGGAGAAGTCGTGGATGTGAATATGGTGGATGGCATCAGTTATGAAAAGTATTTGCAAAGGATACGAGATAGAGAAAATGCGAGAAACAAAGGATTGTCCGTATCCTGACTGTCTCAATTGCACATACGATGATTGCATCATGGATGGAGGGATTCAAGCCCTCCTTAAGCGTAGGCGGTATAAAGCGAACCCGGAATATTACAGACAAAAACAGAGAGATTACCGGGCGAAGGTTCGAGAATATCAGCCACGTTGTAATGAATGCAAGCATTGTGTGCTTGTAAAGAATGATAAAGGTACGGATTTTAAAAGATTGTGCATAGTTGAAATGCACTTAGTAATGCAAAAAGTAACATTATCTCCGCAGTGGTGTCCTAGAAGATTATCACGTAAGGAATATGACCATTTGCGGTATTTGAGAAGAAAGGAGGCTGGATTGATTGGAAACGGAAATAAGACCGTCTGAGAAATTAAAAGGTTTCATTCAATTCCTGGAGGATACAAAGGAATCCTACGAATCAGCGAAAAAGAAACTTGGAGAATACGATTCCAAAGAAAGGCATATCTACTGGGCTCATAAGTTTGAATTTGCCAATAACAGAAATGAGCGAAACAGACTGGCTACAGAGTATCATCATGAGAGACTGGAAAGACGTAAATATAAAGATATCTGCGATCTCTACGAGCTTGTTTATGAGTTTATTAACTCAGAGAACAACAAAAGTACGTTGAAGCGATTAAAAGGTGCGATACAGCGTCAAGAGAAGCAAGAGGACTATTTAGAAAGCGAACGAACATACAAGAGAGGTGATTTCGGTGATACTGATTAGCGATAAGGGGCAGCAGGACGGTAAGCACACTGAAAAAGAACGCTACTGGACTGAGCTTGGGATAGAAGTGATAGAAGCTCCCTTGCCGACCGGAGATTACATTTTAGCGAATGACAAAGTTATGGATGTGATCTTTCGGAAGGAGCAACGAGGGATTCCAGTGAAAAAGATGGACTTCCTCGGGACATACAACGTAACAGTAGACACCAAAAAGGATATTCAGGAGCTTGTTGGGAATGTATGCGGTAAGCAACACGCAAGATTCCGTGATGAATGTATCTTGGCTCAGAACAATGGCATTAAGCTGTATGTGTTAGTACAGAACGCCGGTGGGCTGGTTAAGGGGACAAAGGATATATATAATCAGACAATCCGAACATTGGAAGATCTTCATAAATGGAAAAATCCGAGACTTTTTGTGATGAAGCGTACAAATGATGTGATTGGTCATTACAAGAGCGGAAATCCAATATACAGGCGCACACAGAGGTATCCTGCAGCAACTAAAGGCGAAACACTTATGAAAGCTTGCATGACAATGCAGAAGAAATATGGAGTTGAGTTTGTATTCTGCCACAACAGCGATCAGGGTGAAATGGTGTTGAAGTTATTACAGGGAGAAGGTGTTTAGATGGCAGAGAAGAGAATGTTTTCCAAACAGATTATTGATTCAGATGCTTTCTTAGAAATGCCACTATCCACTCAAGCATTGTATTTCCATCTATCCATGAGAGCTGACGATGATGGATTCCTCAATAATGCAAAGAAAGTAATGAAGATTATCGGAGCGAATCAGAATGACTATGATCTGCTTGTTGCAAAATCATTTGTTATCCAGTTTCCGGACGGGATATGCGTAATCAAGCATTGGAGAATCAATAATTATTTGCGGAAAGACAGATACACGGAAACAATTTATCAGGAAGAGAAAGCTTGCCTAACAGTAAAGCCGAATGGTAGATATTCGCTTAGAAATGCTGCGGAATCTGATGACGATTTACCACTTGGTATACCAGTGGTAGACCAGTCGGATACCCAGTATAGAATAGATAAGAATAGAGAAGAAAAGAATAGTATAGATAAGAGCATAGAGTCTCCTATCGGAGAGGAACACTCTTTTGGAAGAAGTTCTAATCTTGCTAACTTGGAATATTTGCTCGATAACGGAATTCATCCGAAAAGCGAAGTTGTACTATCTGACAATGATTTGCTGAATTGCTTAAGAGAATGGATGACATACAAGGATGAAAAGAAGCCTAAGTCAACACATCATCTCACGGAAATGGGTTTGAAGAAGGCAATAACACAGTTTGTATCGGCTTATCGTGATTACGGAATCGATGCATTGCGTACAGTGGTTGATGAATGCATGGCTTGTGGATATCAAGGTGTGATATGGGATAAGTTGAGCAGACTTCCAAAGCAACAGAAAACAGAAACAATAAACAATACGGAAGTGAGTCCTTCCGGTAGAAAGTGGCAATAAATGATTGATGAAAGCGAAATCAGGAAGGCAATATCCATTCTCAAACCGGATGGAGAGTTGTTTGAAGTTCGTGTCATGTATAGCAGTAAGCAAATGTATAGCGGATATTTCAAAAGCGCAGATGATTTGATAACGGCATTAAACAGGGATGTACGTGAATATGCAAAATGCAATATGTATATCACATTAAATGCGTTGAATGAGGCTTGCTATAGTCGCGATCAGAGTAATAGATTTATCAAAAATATCAAAATAACAACAAGTGACAATGATGTTGAAGGATATGAGTATCTGTTCATTGACATTGATCCAAGCAGGCCTACTGGCACATCATCCAGTGATGAACAAGTTGCTAAGGCGAAAGAAACCGGGAATAAAGTTTTTTCATTCATGAAAAATATCGGTTTCAATGACCCTGTATTCGGATTTAGCGGAAATGGAGTACACCTACTTTATAGAATTGAGTTAAAGAATACAGAAGACAGAAGAGAGCTGATAAAGAAGTGCTTGCAAGTATTGGATATGTATTTTTCGAATGAAGATATACAGATTGACTTGAAGAATTTCAATCCGGCAAGAGTTTGCAAGCTGTATGGAACGCAAGCTCAAAAGGGAGCTGACACGAAAGAAAGACCGCATCGAATGAGCCATATTATAGGCGATGCGAAGAATATCAAAGTAAATGATGTTGCGTATTTGAAGAAATTGGCTGATATGTTTCCAAGTGAAGAAAAGCCACAGAAGTATAACAACTATCAGCCTTCACAATTTGATTTAGATGAATGGTTGAATAAATACGGGCTGCGGTATAGAAAAACTTCTTATTCGGGCGGAACGAAGTATATCTTAGATGCTTGTCCGTTTGATAGTAACCACAATGGGAAAGATGCTTGTATCTTCAAGTCTTCCAATGGAGCGATTGGTTTCCATTGTTTTCACAATTCGTGTGCAGATAAGACGTGGAGAGATGTTCGGTTATTGTATGAGCCGGATGCTTACGAAAAGAAACAACAGGAGTATGAACGCAAAATATACGCTAAACCGAAGAGCCAGCCTGAGCGAAAGAAAATCGAAGAAAAGGAAGGAAAGCCAGTATTCCTAACAGCTAAAGATATTCTAACCATGCCGAAACCACCAGAGCGATTCGTCAAAACTGGAATCAATGACATTGATAAGCGCATGAGAGGATTGAAAACAGGATACACTTCGGTGATCTCAGGATTGCGCGCTTCCGGGAAGAGCTCAGTGATATCAGAGATATGTTTGGATTGCGTAGAAGCTGGAAATAAGGTCGCTGTTTACTCCGGAGAGTTATCTCCGCAGAACTTCATGCGGTGGATGAATTTGCAAGCTGCGGGCAAGGCGTATGCAGAACCTACGCAGTTTGAAGGTTACTACAATGTGTCAAGGCAGAATCAAGAGAAGATAGCTGAATGGCTGTCAAACAACTTCTCACTGTACAACAATGAGTATGGAAAAGACTTCTTGGCAATCAAAGACCAGCTAGAGCGCAAATTTGAGCGAAATAAGCCCGATTTGGTCATACTCGATAATTTGATGGCTTTCGACATAAAAAGCCTTTCTGATAATAAATACGAGGCTCAAACGGCATTTACATGGACATTGCATGAGATGGCTCAGAAGTACGATATTCATATCATGTTTGTAGCCCATCCGAGAAAGGCAATGGGATTCTTGAGATTGGATGACATTTCAGGAACTGCGGATATCGGAAATGCTGTAGACAATGCTTTTATCGTTCACAGAGTGAATAATGACTTCAAGCGACTCAGTATGCAGATGTTTGGTTGGAAAGCAGATGATGACTTGTATACAGCTTCAAACGTCATTGAGATTGCAAAAGACCGTGACGGTGGATTGCAGGACTATTTCATTCCACTCTATTACGAGGTGGAAAGCAAGCGACTGAAAAACAGCTTTACGGAAAATAAGATTTACGGATGGGGCGATAATGCTGATGGATTTACTGGAACAGATCAGATGCAGATACCATTCGAGTAGGTGGCAGTATGACGGAAGAAGAAAGAAAAAAGTATTACAAAGTGATTACACAAAACTGGCTTGTGTTCAATGAATTTTTGAAGAATGGCGATTATCAAGATACGGTTCAAGTTGAGATTAGCGAAGTGATTGACAAAATATATTACGAGAACGGAAAGACAGAATTTGCGAAGAATATCGCACTGGCTGTCCTGAATGAGATAGAGCGGTTGTGTAAGGTGAAAGGAAGTAAATAATGAAATACAAAGTAGGAGACAAGGTAAGAGTTAGGAGCGATTTAAAAAATACGGTGCTGTATGGTGGTTTATATGCAGTTGATGAAATGTTAAAGAAAAAGATCGTAACGATTACATCCGTGCATGATGATTACTACAAAGTTGTAGAAGATGACTATAAGTGGACAGACGAAATGTTTGAAGGATTAGTTGAGGAAGAACTGACAGCAGAAGAAGCAATTAGGATTTTAGGTGAAATTTGTTGTGAAAACAAATGCTATAACGGATGTCCTATTGGTAAAGCAAGAGGGAAAATGTCATGTCATTTTTTTCGAAGAGATAAACCAAAAGAAGTAATTGAAATCCTCAAACAGTGGAAGAAAGACCATGAGGAAAAGCCAATTGAGACGGAAGTTGCTTTGTGTGTGCTGATTATCGAAGCTGATACTCATAACTTGAAACACGAAGAAAAGGTTGGAACTGATTTCAAATCAATGGATGCGAAAAAGGCAGAAATCCTTAAGAAATACTGTTCAGAGCATGATGGAAAATATTATGCAATCAGCGAGCGCAGATGCGTAGTAAAGGAGTAGTCATGAATACAGGAGAAAAGATAGATTACATGATTCAGTGCTTGAAAGTTGCAAAAGCTGAGTATGAGTACGCAGTTGATTACGTTGCAAATGAACCAACTGAACAGTTAGAGCTGTGGAAGTTCCTTGATACACACAGAAGTCCGAACAAGGCATTGATTAAGGACAACTTGAAAAACGTGGCAAGAATGGGATTCCAGGTGGCAAACGAGGTGAAATGATGATTAGAGAATTAATAGAAGAAATTATTGAAAGGTATTATCAAGAAAGTGGCGAATACTATTCGGGATACCGTGAAGATGAAGATGGAAATGATTTTAAAATGGACGAAGAAATTAAGTCTGCATTGGAAGAAAAAGGAATACAGTTCGAGATTGGATTTGAAGATGGTTTTTCTTCGCCGGGTTACGACAATGATTTTCTAGCTATTGCATGGATAGAAGCGGATGGCACGTTGGAACTTACAACGGTATTGTTAGAAATTAAATAAATTACAGAAAGGAGAAGAGTTCCAGCTGGGTAAAATGCATTTTCTCCTAAATGACATGATTTTTTTGAAATGTGGCGATTGCCTTGAATTGATGAAAGAAATACCAGACAAGAGTATTGACATGATTCTCTGCGATCTTCCATTTGGACAGACGGCAAGGAATAAATGGGATTCTGTAATACCGTTTGATCTACTTTGGAAACAATATAACCGGATTATAAAAGACAATGGAGCGATTGCATTGTTCGCAAACGGGATGTTTACTGTAGACTTGATACAGAGCAATAGAAAAATGTGGAGATACAATCTTGTGTAGGAAAAGGCACAGCCTACGGGGTTCCTGAACGCGAATAGGATGCCGTTAAGAGCGCACGAAGATATTTGCGTTTTCTATAAAAAATTACCGACATACAATCCACAGAAAACAACCGGACACAGCAGAAAAGTGACCAAGGCAGAACACAGAAAGAGCTGTAAAGATTCGCCGGATTACAATGAATTTGGATTAACTTCTTATGATAGTACAGAGAGATATCCGAGATCTGTGCTTAGATTTCCAAAGGATATTAAGAAATCTGCAGTACATCCAACGCAAAAACCAGTAGCGCTACTGGAATATCTTATCAAAACGTATACGAACGAAGATGATACGGTACTTGATAACTGCATGGGATCTGGTAGTACTGGAGTAGCGTGTGTGAATACAGAAAGAAAATTTATAGGTTTTGAACTGGATTCACATTTTTATGAGATAGCGCAAGAAAGAATTATGACAACTAAAAAATAGAAAGGAGACGGAGCTCCGGCCGGGCAAAGATATATCGGCTCCTTTCGAGAAGATGAAACAAAGAAAAAAACTTAAATGTAACTCTGGAAGTAGGCAAGATTGGGGGAAGTGAGAGTGAAATTTATAGACTGGTTCGCCGGAATAGGTGGTTTTAGAAGAGGAATGGAGTTGGCCAGACATGAATGTGTCGGTTTTTGCGAATTTGATAAATTTGCTACAGCGAGTTATATTTCCATGCATCTTCTGACGGACGAACAAAGAAAGAGGCTGGATGTATTACCACAGAAAAAAAGGCAGAAGGAGATTTTAAAAGATGAATACAGAAACGGAGAATGGTACGCAAATGACGTTAGAAGAGTGTGTGCCGATGATATTCCGAAAGCAGACTGTTGGTGTTTCGGATTCCCATGCCAAGATATCTCAGTTGCAGGAAAGCAACTTGGATTTCAAGGAAACCGTTCAAGCTTGTTTTTCAGAGTTATGTACCTTATCGGACAGCTCAAAGAAGAAGATAAACCCACTTACCTTTTCATTGAGAACGTTAAGAATTTGCTTAGTGTTAATGGAGGATGGGATTTCGCCAGACTGCTCATTGAAATGGAGCATGGGGGGTATGATGCAGAATGGCAGGTGCTCAACTCCAAAGATTTCGGAGTACCACAGAACAGAGAAAGGTGCTTCATTGTCGGACATCTTAGAGGGAGAAGTTCCGCAAAAGTATTTCCTATCGAAGGAACAGACGGAAAAAATAGTATTCAAATAGTTGGACACAAAGACGGATACAGAAGAAATACACAGGTATTTGCACCAGACGGATTGACAGAAACGCTTGATACTGGTCAAGGTGGTGGAAGAGGACATCATGTAGCATTACCGTGCTTTATAGATTTAGCGTATCAGGGAAAGCCAGTGACAACGGATGTGAGCAGAACGATTCTCGCAAGATACTATAAAGGATGCTCAAACATCCATGAAAATAGCGACATTGCAATTCCGATCCTTACGCCTGATCGAACAGAAAAAAGACAGAATGGACGGAGATTCAAAGAAGATGGTGAGCCGATGTTTACACTTACTGGACAGGATAGACATGGAGTAGGAATAGAGCCGCTCGGAGTGCTACGGAATGTTCGTAGTGATTACGGAAAAGAAATCGCCAACACACTCGATACCAGTTGCAATCAAGGAATTTTTGTACAGGTATCAGATGAATTGATTGTGTATGCTGTCTGGTATGAAAAATATCAGTGTTATATAGCAATCCGAAAACTAACACCAAAAGAATGTTTCCGGCTACAAGGTTGGACGGACGATTATTTTGAAAAAGCACAGTTCGTAAATTCGGATAGCCAGTTATATAAGCAAGCCGGAAATGGAGTCACTGTAAATGTGATTGAAGCAATTGCAGAAAAATTAAGATTTGCGTAGAAAGGTGAAAATATGGCTAAAAGACCAGATGCAGTAGTAAATAAAATTCAATTCGATTCAAGCGAGGTAGATATGGCACTCCGCAAACAGATTCCGGAAAAACCAATTTTTTTACATAACAGGAGTGATACTTGTTCGTTGTGGGAATGCCCGCAGTGTAAAAGAAGATTTACAACAACACATAAACCGGGCGTGCTTGACGGGACAGATATATATTATTGCCCTAAATGCGGAAAAGCATTTGATTGGAGAGATGAATAATGAACATTGAATTAAAAGAGATAGACAAAGATACATTAAAAGTTGGAGATTGGATTGGAATTGCGAGGAACGTAAGCTATGGATGGTGTTCTTCATTCCGGCACAAACTGATTTATCCAGAAAAAATAACAAGAATCACTCCTAAGCGAACTAAATTTTTTACGGATAAAGGAGAGCATGATAAGAGAGAAATATTTTATGAATGCGATGACCAAGCTGCGAGAGAAACTTTTCTTGCTAAGGCATTTCGAGATATTCAGGACGGAATATTTGAATTAACTGAATTAAAAAGAAATGATTACATTGGAAGAATCAGTGATGAAGATCTACCGGAAGTAGCTAGACACATGAAAGCAATTATGGAAATTATAGAGAAATACAAGGAGTAGCAATGTTTGAAGAATTATATAAATTCATATCCAGATTGCATTACGGGATAAAGTTCATGCCGGAAAAGGATTTTGACGAGCTTTTATCTCGGTGCGACTGGGAGCAAAAGATGTATGCATTGTGCTTTAGATATTGGTAAACGTGGAGAAAAATCATGAGAGTACCTTGACAATTGAATATTGATGGTTGGAGTGGTATAATTTCCATATCAAATAGGCTGGAGGAAATACTATATGATTTATGACGAGATTTTAGCGAAAGTGGGAAATGCAAGAGGACAAATATTAGGAATCATTAAAGATAATGTGATTTATTACGATGATTTGCAAAGAATTATCCATTTTAATGCAGATGCGGATTATATAGCAAAAGCTATTAGGGAGATACTTGATATTAAATATGCACATGCAGTCGAAATTCCTATATACGGTATGTGGAATGATTATGGAGCTATAATATTGTCCGAAGACTTAGTTGAGCAGGCTAAAGAGTTACTTGAAAAACACTATAAATAAATGTTTACCAACCATCAATATTCGGTGGTTGGTATTTTTTTACGCTTTTTTAAGAAGAAAGGAACGAAATATAATGGCAAAATTTAATATCGAAGTAGAACTTGATTGGGTAGACGAGGAAAGTGGATACACAATTGATGAAGAAATCAAAGAACAGGTTGTAAGTGGTGTGAAAGATGCACTTCTTAGGAAAGCAACAAATGAAGCTGTACAGAGAGTGGATAAAGCTATTGCAGATAAGATTCTCGAAGCAGAAGGAACGATTCAAGAAACAGTAGATAGATTTGTTAAGACCGTATCAGAAGAAAAGATTGCAAATATCATGATGCCGACAAGAACAGGTTCATGGAGTAGTGATGTAAAATACATTCCATTGTCTGAATATGTTGGAAAGAGATTTGAAGCATTTTCTAAGGAAAAAAGGTATGACAAACACGGAAATACTACCAACTATTCGAGTGAGCGAGAATTATCTATGGCTGAACTACTCACAAGGCAATATCTTGAAAAAGAACTTGGTACAAAAGTAGAGAATATGATTGCCACCGCAAAAAGAGAAGTTGAAGAAAGTCTTGTGAAGTCACTGGAACAGAAATTAAAAGAAAATCTTGCAAAAGAAACGATCGAGAGAATGAATATCCCTGATGTTTTGAAGAGGTTCAGTGAGATGGCACTTGAAGATAAAGCTGAATAGATGGATGGGAGAAAGGAACGAATTATGAAATTAACAGCAATAGCAAGAGAAGATTTAGAAGCAAAAGGGTTGATTCTTAAAAACAAAATTGAACTTAAATGCAGAGGAACAGCAATTCCGGACATTTATGCGAGTATAATCGGCAGAAAGAATGTTGATACCGGAGAATTCGAATCATTCTTCAAGGTTGATGCTGAGAAAGGCAATACAGCGGAATTTGACAGATTCCGGGAGAACGTCACATTGTTGGAAAAAGAGCATACCGTCTTTAGCCGAGAAACACGAGAAGGGAAGAATGTGATTGACTATTATGTTCCGTATGATATCCAGGAGAGCAGTAAGAATAGATCGACAGTAACCGATGAATTTCCGGAGAGTGGTTATCTGACCGAAGGTTATTATGAGTGTGAATACGAATTGCTTCTGACTTGCGGAGAGGCAACCAGAAGACTTGTAATTCCACAGAGAACAGTCAATGTTCCGATGATTTCATTGCTGTCGAACATCGAAGATGAAATCAGAGATATTTTGGACGGTTTCCCAGATGAGGATAACAATTTTGCTGATGTGCTGGAATTAATGGACGATTGTTATGTAATTAAGATGTTTGATGCCTGTGGAATGCCAGCAAATATCGAGATTAACCATGCAGATGATTTCGTGAATATGATTGTTTCAGCTAGACAGATTAAGTGCGAATTCAAATATGGAGAGGAACAGTAAATGGGATGCAAGAATTATTGCTTGTATGGACAGAATGCGTGTTGTTTGGAATGTCAGATAAAAGACCAATGCAATATTCAGTGCGATGATATAGACAGCTACGAATATGCGGTAGAATGCCCGGATTATGTAAAGGAGAATGAAGATGAAAATTGTAAAAGGCAAAGAACAGGAATATAAAGACTGGTATGAAAAAAACAGTGATCCATACGGTAGAGCGTGTTTTACATATGCTGAAAGATGGGCCGGAATGATGGAAGAGAAGATAGAAGCATCAGAAGATGATGAAATGAAAGTTATTGTTGATAATGCAAAGCAGCTGAGCTATGAAGCGGATAAAGAGGGAATCACAGGATTTATGTACGGAGCAGCTGTAAGTATTCTTTCTCAATGTTTGGAATACGGAGAATGTCTAAGAAAATGGCACAACAAAGATTATGGATATGACGGTAACGGCGTTGTAAATCCGGCGGTCATAACTGTTGGTTGAAAAGGAAAGCAAAGATGAATGGTAAAGACTTTATAAGAGCGCTTGAAGAAGCCAGGCTAAAAATAGAGCTGTCAAATAAACATATTTTGTTTATGCATCCGGAAGATATCGCAGTACTTGATTTGGACAAGGTGAGCAACGCTATATATCTTGTTGAAGAAAGAAGATTGGAACATGGGAAAGTAATAGCGATTACAGATGAAAAATTTAAAAGGATTGTATGGGATGCAATCAAAAACAATAAAGTGAAGTATCACAGAGGAAGAAGGAGATAAAGTGAGAAGAGAATCACTGATTCATAAAATCTTGAGGAAACTCGGATTTATCAAAGACATTGAGGATGATAGGAAATTGAAAATGGAGATGTGCGAAAGAGCAATAAAGGCAAATGTATGTCCGGAAGATTGTGATATGTGCGCATGGGATACGAAAGGTGGAGTTAGTTATGAGAATCATTAGTCAGAACGGATTACTGGATGCGCCTTATGAATTAATTGCAATTTCCCCGTATTCAGGAAATATGGCAACAATCGTTGGAACATTTCCAGGGAATGACATTGGCAAAGGAGATAGAGTTTATATTTTAGCTAAATATTCCACCGAAGAAAAAGCAATCAAAGCTATGGAAATGTGCAGAGAAAAGTATGCACAGTGTGAAATCAATAAGCATTTGATTCAGAAAGCAGCTGATAATTTAGAAGGTGTATCAATAACTTTTACCGGAGAAGTTAGAAATCAACTTGCAGACAAATATCTATTCCGGTTTCCAGCAGATGATGAGATTTAGAGAGCGAGGAAGAAATGAAAGAGCCAAGCGAAAAGAAAGCGATCATCAAAAAGATGATGAAAGAGGGAAAGACATATAAACAGATTTCGGAAGAGACTGGAATCCATTATGGAACTGTCGGAATATACGGTGGGAAGCTTAAGAAAGCTGAGAGGGAAAAGAAATGCTTCAACGGAGACAGGCATTTGTGCAGAACTTGTAAATATCGTGCTTCCGGTGCAAGAAGTGGTTGCGACTATATTATACATACCGGAAACGAGCGTGGTTGTAATCCGGAAGCGTGTAACAAGTATGAGAGAGGGAACAGAAATGAGACTTAAACCAGTAGTAAAGGCAAGTGAGTTTGAGAAGTACGGATTCAAGCCTTGCCGAGGACTTCCGAAAAGCGCAGAGAGTTACTATCTCTGCGTGAAGAACGGACACAGAGTGATGTTTGTGGACAGTAAGCATTTTACTGAAACTGAGTGGCCGATCAAAGATGCAAGGATACACAAGAATCCAAACTGTAAATTCAGTGACAAGCGGACAGCAACCGAGATCGAGTGTGAATTGGTAGTGAATGGCTTGCTGGAAGAGGTGAGGGAATGAATACACTAGGATACAGATTGATTGAGCTACTGAAAGCCAAGGATATGACTCAGAAAGATCTTGCAGATACAATCGGTGTATCAGAAGTGTCAATATCAAGATATGTGAACAATGCAAGAAAACCTAGAACGATGGTTCTCTACAAGATGGCAGAGGTACTTGGTGTGAGTGCTGAGTATTTGTTGACAGGAGACAAAAAAGAAGAATATGGAAAGTGGATTCCAGTAAGCGAAGGATTTCCAAAGAGACCAAAGCAAGGATATTACGAAGGATATATCGTACAGTGCAAACATATTTCAAAGCCGTTCAGTGCTTACTGGAATGGCGAGAATTGGACTGACGAGGACGATGATGATGTGGACGGAGTAATAGCGTGGATGGAATTACATAAGCCTTACAGAGAGGAAGAGTGACATGAAAAACGGAATCATATACAAATCAGATGGTGATGCACTGATAACGATATTCAAGGCACTGCGACTTGACGGAACACTTAAGAGACCGCTGACAACGAAGGAAATGGTGTTGTTGTTTTCAATCGGAAAGAAATTACAAGAAGAGATAGGAGTTGACGGATAATGCGTTACACAACATACCACTGTGGAAAAGCAGTGATTAAGGACAAGAACAAGCTGGCAGAAGCTATTGAGAAGTTAGCGGAGTTTGAGGAAAAAGAAAAATGTGGAGAATGGCTTGATGCTATCGAACTTGCGAAAATTGCTATTGCACTGCAAAGTCAGAAGTGGATTCCAGTAAAGCCGATTATCTTAGACACGTTGAACGGAGATATTGACTATGAATGCCCTTTATGCGGTAAAAATGTAATGTCGGATGCGGAAAGCAGAAACAACTATTGTGGCGAATGTGGTTGTAAATTTGATTGGAGTGAGATTGATGCTAGTACCAAAAGTAAAAGCCAGTGAATTCAAGAAATTCGGATTCAAAAGATGTAAAGGAATTCCGAAAGAATTAGAGTGCTACTATCTTTGTATTGCAAGAGGATGTAAGATGCTGTTTGTCAGTGATTCATATTTTGGTGTAAATGATTGGGACAAAAACGATCCAAGAATACATAAGGATGCGAACTGCCGATACAGGGATAAAAGAACAGCGTTGGATATAATCTATGAGTTGATTAAGGCAGATATGTTGAAAAGTGAATGGGAGTGAGAAGATGAGACCGATTGATGCAGATAAGCTTCTGGAATGTGTGGAAGTGAGTATGCAAAATAACACGCACAGAAACGGGAATGCTGCGCTTTGCCATGTTTCGGAACATATGCATTTTATAGAGATGATTGTAGAACAGCCGACAGCGTTTGATGCGGAGAAAGTTATTGAACAACTAAATAAAGAGTTAGAACTTGCTGATGAAGAAAAGCGTAGGTGTACAATAGAAAATATGCTGCAATTTGATGAAGTAAAAGGTTATGCGAGAGGAATGGCGTGTGCTATAGAGCTTGTTAAGCGAGGTGGAAGAGATGAAGATTATTGGAAATAAAGAAAGTGTTAATCAAATATCATTAACACATAAAGGTATAAATGCTAGATTTAATTGTTTTATGAAACCATTTCCCTACTGTAATGATATTGACACATCTAATCCTGAAATAATCGAGATAATATTTAAGGATTCTTACGAAATAGACAACCTAATAAATGTATTAGAAAAATTTAAAAAAGAATGTTTTGGACATTTGGGAGAGTGGAGATAATACTATGAAGAAAAAAGAAAAGTATTCAAAAGAGATTGTGGAGATTATATGCAATGGTAAAAATATTGCAGTTGATAAGAAAACTGAAAGACCGGTAGTATGCAGTGATTTTGATTGCGATAAATGCATGTTCCGTGCGGAGAATAATTGCAGAAGAAGGTATTTGTTAAAAGAATGGGCAGAATCCGAATACATTGAAAAGCCAGTGATTTCCAAAAAAGATAAAGCTTTTTTGGAGTATCTCAAAGAAGAGTATAAGTATATTGCAAGAGATAAAAATGATGTCTTATACGCATACAATGCAGAACCATGTAAGGCGCGTGAGAGTTGGAATTCAGGTCGCTCTGATTATTGGTTTCGTTTAAATCATCGTTTTGATGTAAACTTCCCAATGGTCAAATGGTCAGATGAAGAACCGTGGCTTATCGAAGATTTAAAGAACTTAGAGGTGGTGGAAGAGTATGAATAGAGAAATACTTTTTAGAGGGAAACATATCCATGCAACTCCAGGCAACGAGCATCTTAATGGAACATGGGTGCATGGCTATCTTTGTGATAAGGATTATATTTACGATAAAGTCTCGAGGGTGAATTTCTGGTTGATGAAAATACGATTTGCCAGTATACAGGATTGCATGACAAGAACGGCAAAAGAATATGGGAAAACGATATCCTGATGTGTCACGACAATCCGAAAGATCTTGTAAAAGCAGTATTCGGAGAGTTTAACGTCATAGAAGTGGAAAGCGAAGAAGTAATAGACAGTGTAATTGGATGGCATTATGAAGTGATTCCAACGGATGAATTAAGTAAATGCGAGCCGTTCTGTTATTCGATGCCACTTACGGACACCTACATCAAGTTAAATGAGATGGAAGTTGTCGGCAACGCATTTGACAATCCTGAACTGTTAGAAGAGGAGAATGTGCATGGAACAGATTAAGCTGGGGTTAAGAATCGCAAGCATTGTGGTTGGGATAATCGGTTATAGTGCAATATGGATGTGGCTGATTAATAATCGACGGAACGAAAAAAGTGAACTTGCGTGGGTATTATGGAAATGCTTTCATGCAATTGTGATTGCGCTTGCGTTTCTTTGGGCTTGGGTATAGGAGGATAAGAATGTTAGATGATAAATGTTGTGGAACGTGCAAGTACCACCATTATGATGATATAGACGATGGTTGGGTGTGTGTTAATGACAGAAGTGAATATTTTGCAGACTGGATAGACTACAGTGATAGTTGCGATGAATGGGAAGGAAGAGAGTGAATTGAAAAGAAGTACAGAAACGAGAAGAAGTCAAGCGGAGATTAACGCAGATTCACAGAGACATTATGGTGGGCTTGCAGAACTTCCAACAGATGAAAATGCTAGTAAGAAATTCCACACTCCGGCATATCAGGCTTGCGAGCTGATTCGGAAATCAAGTGAGTTGTTTTCTGAAAGCGTTGAAGAATGAATGTTTAGAGTCGGGATAAACCTAGAAAGAAAGATAGAGGATTTTTACAATGGAAATTAGTATTAAGTATTTTGCGAATAGCATGGGTGACAAGGTGAGAAAAATTTTCAGAGTAACAAATGGGGACTGGATTGACTTGAGAGCGGCAGAAGATGTGGCAATGAAAAAAGGTGAGCTGAGATTGATTCCGCTTGGAGTCGGCATGATTCTTCCAGATGGTTATGAAGCATGGGTGCTGCCTAGATCGTCAACGCCTAAACGGTTTGGTATCATTAGTGCGAACAGTATGGGAATCATTGACAACAGTTACAATGGGAATGATGACCAGTGGGGATTCATGGCTTATGCGATTCGTGATACAGTAATTCATAAAGATGACAGGATTTGTCAGTTCAGAGTCATAAGAAATCAACCGAGACTATGGTTCAAAGCTGTAACATGTTTGAAAGAAATTAGTAGAGGTGGATTCGGAAGCACTGGAAGAAATTAAAAAAATTTTGAAAGCCTGGAAAGTGGCGCGTTTTTAGGGGGAATTTTTCCGAACCCAAAATTTCGCCCCAAAAAAGAGATCGGTACTTTTTCAAAGAGGGCTAAAATCTGGATGTCGAAATTTTGGTTCGTTTCGGCGTCCTTTTTTGTTGGAATTTTGTCGTGTGAATAACTTTCCCGCAGCTGGTCCGCTCCACTGGTCCGGTGCATCTGTTGATGTCCTGCTATGATCTGCGGGCGGTTCTTTCTTGCGTAATATCTCCGGGGCGTGGTTCTGCCTTGTGACGTTCTGTTTTGCTGTTTCTATGGCTTTTATATCATTAGGCTATACAATTACCGTTGTACGGTCTGCGGTCTATATAATGGGCGCTCTACGGTTTGCGCTGGGCGTACTTCTCCCGCTGATCCGTTCTCGATTGTCTGCGCCTGGGTTCACTTTCTCCGCTGCCTTCCTTCCCGGGATCGGGGCGCACTTGTGGCGCGGTTATACATTTCCCGGCTTATCCCATGAACGTGGGCGCGGTTGTGCTGTTGTGGCGTTGCGTGCGCTCGCTCTGCGGTCTTTTGCTCGGTCGGTACTGAGTTGTTAGACTATGCCAATAAAACGCCTTAAAAGCTCAAATAATGGCGTTATATATCAATAGCATAACATGTTATATTATCAATGTACAGAGAAACCCGCCGCCGGAATCGAACCGGCGCAAGTCCTACACGGGTACACGAATAGCCCGGAGGACTTCCGGGCTTGTGTTTTAAAATATTCTTTTTATGATCTTTTCAAGGTCTACAGCTGTCATTGTCTCCAGTGCTTCAAGCAATCCCTTCGCGCCGTGATCGGCTCGGATTGTACCGCCGTCAATTTTATAATAGTAATGGCTGTCCGGAATAACCCGGAACGCCTGAACACGTCCGCAGCATTCAAAAATAATTATATTGCTGTCTGTCTTGGCTCTGTAAAATGCTATTTCATTTTTTGCCATGTGATCTGCCTCCTTCCGCGGTATTTAAAAAGCCGGAACTTATCCGGCTATATGTACGCTATAAATTTTTTTGTTTCTTGCGATTAATGAATTGTAGAATTTTTTCGCTTCTTCTTTCGTGTCGAAAATTGCGGAAAATTCCGAATAATTACCGCACCAATTAACGCGCCATTTCTCCATATGTTTTCCTTTCTGCCTTCGTTCCTCCGTGGCGGGTGGGGTGATATGTTTTAGTTGTATTCGTGCACTTCGTCATTCCATGCGATAGAACAAGGCGTTGACGGTGTCGCGGTTCTTATCATGTATACACGGGTAGCAGCTGAACTGATCGCCGCAATTAATAGAGCTAATATAATAACGTCAATTACCTTTTTCATGGTTTCAAGTCCTTTCTAGCGTTCCCAATATCGCTTTTCTATGTCTTTCTCAAAAATAGTGTTCTTCTTTTCCTTTTGGAGCTGCTCAAAGTCTTCTATAGCCTTCCGGCGTTCTTTTCCAGTGTATTTAATAGATTGTATTAGTTCTTCGTGTCCGTCTGTCAAATTTACAGAATAGAAAAGAATGAAATAATAAACTTTATCTTGATATTTCTTTTCCCGGTATAGCTTTATTTTCTGCTTTGTCGGTGCTGTCTTAATGAAGTTATATCTTTCAGTCAATGCGTTTTCGTATGCTTTCAGCTGCAAAATAACCCTTTCAAGCTGTTCAATGTCTTTTTGTGCCTTGTCAAAATAATGCAGTATATCCGCTTCTGTGTGTAGCTTCTCCGGGTGCTGCTCGTAAATGCTTATTGTTTTCTCGCTCATTTCCTTGGTATAACTTCCGTAGCGTGTAAACAATTCTTTTAAAAGATTTTCTGATTTTTCAAGAGTGCAAGTGTCCATATCAGGACACCCGCAACACGGTATTTTTTTAATACAGATATTACTCATGCTGTTTTTTCTCCTTTCAGAATTTCGGTCGGGTCAACTCGGAAAATGAAAGCGTGTCTAAATTTGCTATAATATCCGCCGCGATCCTTCATTGCTTTATTTTCTGCAAGATATTGCTCTCTTGTGAGTGTCTCGTTGATTCTTACAAGCCATAACTCCGAACCGTCGCGCGTGTCTTCTCCCTGTGTGATCTTGTAGCTGATACCGTCCGCCTTTGCTTCGATCTGCTCCGGCTGTGGCTGTTCGTTCTTCTTGCTGGATGCTTTAACGCTGGCTTTCTTATTCTTGATTCTTGCCGTTTTTGGCACAATCTTAATTTCTGCGCCGTTATCCTGGCAGCATCCGAAGTAATAAAAATCTACGTCGAAATAATCAATCATGCCATCACAGTCTTCATAATTGTAAGACTTGACGAAGGCGTCAACGTCTTCAATGACTCCTCTTGTTATGTCGTTTAAAATGTGTGCGTATTTGCTGTTAGACTCTTCAATAGTCTTTTTCTTTTCTTCTGCTGATGCGTTCAAAAAGTTTATTCTGTTTTCGTCGTTGTAACCCCACATAAATAACCGCTTTGAAATCTCCCGAAAATCGTTGTTGTCAAGCTCTTCAAATGTCTTATAAATCTCTACTGGGCTTTCTTTCAATGTAACGTGCAACTCCTGACACATAGACGCATAAGAAGTGCGAACGCTGAACTTATAAGTTGGATATTTTTCTTTCACGTATGCGCGGACGATCTGAGCGACTTCTTTTAGTGATCTGTTCCAATCGTGGTTACTTCCTTCCCATCCAAACATAGTGTAAAACTGGCTTCGTGTGCTGTCTGCGGTTTCTTTGATCTCTTCGCCTGTCTCAACTTCTTTTTTATTCTTCCAGACTGTGAAAAGTGCGTCATACTCGACATTGATTTCTTTCATTGTCTCAACGTTACCGCCGTTGTCCGGGTGATTGGCTTTCAATAATTTTTTATACTGATTCTTAAGATCGTCATAAGATTTAATAGATTTAAAATATTTTGACATTGCTTTTCTACCTTTCGCCCTGTTATAATGGGCTTACCTTTCTTATTTTGATTGGTGCCGGTGTTCGCTTGGTAGGTTCGCACCGGCTTTTTTATTTTGCGACTACCTCGGATTTTTCAATTAATCAGTTCGCTTGCCTTATGTCCTCATTGGTTTGAGTGGTTCAGGGCGTCCGGTTGTTTGTTCCGTGTGGCTGTTGCTGTATCTCGTTTACAGTTATTATAATACACGATAATAGACATATAGTAAATTGACAAAGTACACAAAAATAGACTGTTAAAATTTTGCTTTACTTGTGCAAGTAGTACACAAAAATAGACATTGACTATAAGAGTAAAATCTATTATCATATATTATATGAACAAACAATAGAAAGAAGGTGCTACACATGGCCAACTATGGTGAAAATGGTTATATTGATTTTTCCAAGCTCTGGGAAGTATTAGAAAAGAAAGAACTTAATAAACAATGGCTAAAAAATAACGGTCTGCATTCCAACACGGTCGCAAAGCTGACCAAAAACGAAAATGTTACTTGTGAGGTGATCTGTAACTTATGCAAGCTGTTAAACTGCCAGCCGGCGGATATAATGGAATATAAAAGAAAACAACCATGATATAAGTACATTATAATAGACTGCATGAAAATACATTATAATAGACTTATAAAACACTTGTGACAGCTCTTTCCGGGCTGTCTTTTTTGTGTCTTCCAGCGTTGTGTCATGTGTGTACATTTATGCTTGGTATACCAGTTTGTAACCGGTTGGTATACCGTTTGGAAACCCAGAGAAGAATAGAAAAGAGAAGAGAAGAAAAGAAAAAAGAATATACAAGAAAAAACCTTTCGGTTTTGTTCTTCTTGGGACTGTTTTCTTTCTGTTTGCCGTTCTTGTGCCTTGGCTCTTATGATATCTTTCTAAGTCGCTTATGAATTTATGGGGCGCGGTTCGCTCATATGTGCGATAAATCAAATTGACATATACGGGAAATAAATATATAATAAGCTCATTGAAACGTAGACAAGAAAGAAAATCTAAAGGGAAGTAGCTAATAACCTGATCGGATTAGATCGGGCGTGGCTGCTTCCTTTTTTTCGTTGCTGGGAGGTGATCGGAATGCAGAAAATGGAACGCGTAGAAGGACAAGAGATGGAGACAACAGAGCAGAAAACAGAAGTATACACAGATAGAATCCAAGAGTCTATATCTAATTACTGCATAGATCACGATATAGACATGAAAGATATATATGCATTCGATCAACAGAGATGGAATAGTGTATTGTTATATATTTACAGATCAGTGTTTAAGCCTTGTAAAACTGACGGAATAACCAGAAGATATAACGAAAAAAGTAATATAGATTATAGCAATAGAGAGTTAATTGATAATGTATGTGATATATATATAGCTATGTGTTATGAGTATTCAAAAGAAGTATCAGTTATGGGATTTAGTAAAATGACTGGAATAACACTAGATACGTTGTATCAATGGTTTAATAACCCGGAAATTGAACGCGGCTCGTCTGAGATAGTCAAAAATCTGCAAGCTGAACGAGAGGAATCTCTGAGTAATAAATTAGCATCCGGGAAAGGGAATCCGGTTGGTATTCTTGGCATACTCAACAGGCATTATGGTTGGAATATGGGGCAGCCGAGAGGGCAGACAGCAGCGCAGAAAGCTCCTGATCTTCCAGGGATTGCGGAAAAGTACGGCGTGACCGATGCAATAGGACAAAAAGAGCCGGCTCGACAGCTTCCAAAGTTCCCTGATTTGCCGGACGCCGATTGATCTTTTTTAATATCAATCAATTAAAACTATTATTTTCACAAGATATAGTGCAATAAAGCGCACAGATACAAGATATTGTATATTGACTATATAACAAATTGCTATTTGTCGTATAGATACATATGTTCGGATCATTGAAAAGACATTGCACCGGCTAAAAGCATCGAAAACGGTTTTGACCTTAAAAAGATCCGGGTGGGGGTTACGAGGACAGGACGCCCGGTGCATACCTCACCCCCTCAAGCAAATTTTTTTCAAAAAGGCCTTATTTTACATGATAGGAGATTAGCTATGAAAGTATATGTGATTACTTCCGGAGAGTATTCGGATTATTACATACGGACAGTTGCATTAAGCAGAGAGAAAGCTGAACAGATATGTGCAATGCTGAATAGTCAAAAAAGATATTATAGCGACGCAGCTACAATTGAGGAATACGACACAGACGAAATTCAATGTGAGACCAATGAGGATGTTAATTTATGCTATGATGCAGCGTTTGATTATAAAACATTGGAAAATATATATTGGTGCGACCCGTTTTATTCATTTGGTAGAAATGAAATTAAAAGAGAACTTCGGGATCATAAGTACAGAATTCTAATATCTGCCACATTTCCAAAAGACATGCCTCAGGAAAAGGTTTGAAAAATCATGTGCGACAGAGTGGCTAAGTGGAAGGCAGAGAAAGAATGTTTGTAGGAAGTCAGGTATCATGGAACGCATAATAGAAAATTTAAAGGCAACGGTAGAATCTACTGGTCAGATAGTTACTGGAAGATTGATATTTACTCAAGTCATTGTTCAGACACAAACCGTACAGCCTTTGGCTAAATTTAACAGAGAAATGTATAAAATGGCTTGGATTCCTCGGTTTGAGTGTAATGAACCACTGGAAATCATGTCTGACAAGTTTACGAAAGTAGTGATTCCGAAGATTGGTTTTTGGTTTGAAGCGTACTGTGGTTGCAAAATGCTGATAGGAGCTGATTCATTGAATGAATTACCTGATTTTGTGAAAGAGGTGTGGAAAGATGCTGATTTATGACGGAGTTAAACCGATTCCAATAACATACCATGTTGTGACAGATGATGGAGTATTCATCGTGGAAGCTAAACGTTGCGAGATTGCTCAGGATGATGGAATTATCCTTTTTCTTGATGGCGATTCAGTACAAGCCATGTTCAGACTTGATGACGTGAAAGCACTTTGGAGGGTTGTCTGATGGGTAATAAAGAAATAATTGAAACAGTCAACATGTTTTATAGCATTTATTTAGAGTTTTACAAGAAATGCGGAGATCGGAATACTGCAATTCAGCTGACATGTGCATTGTGCGGCGTGAAAGTTCCTGAATTAGAAACATTTTCGTTTTTGTTGGGGGATAGTGGACGCAAGAGGAATAAATGATGGGCGAGAAAGATAAGAGAAGATATGCGTATGGTGGATTTCCACCAACAGGGAAACTTTATATCCAACAGGATTCATATTTAATCTGTGATGATTTGGTCGAAGAATTGGCAACAATACCAACTTCAATGCTAAAACAGAAAATGAGAAACATAGACAACTTATTGAACGCATCTGCGGTTTTCTATGGAACGTTTGGAACATTTAATGTAAACACTTTGCCATGTTACACGATTGGTTCAAATAACTGGCGAAAACTTCATGGATTTAATATGCGGAGGAAAAAATGTTTAAGATAATAAGGCAACTGTTTTGTAAGCATGAGCGAACCGTCCATGCAAATACTGATTTAGTCTTGCAGTCAGATGGCTCATGGAAAACAGAACATACGTGGAGGTGTGAACGATGCGGAAAGAAAATAAAGCGAAAATAAGACATTGGCTTGCGGGAATTACGCTCATAGCTTTCACTTTGCTTGCCGGATATGTTGGAGTCGGAAAGATGTTTATAGGAGCTATATTTGCTCTTCTGAGTGCGCTAGATGCTCACGCAATGACTTGGGTTCTTGGCGGCACAATCTTCTTCCAGTGTATCTGCGGATTGTTTGTAGCGTGTTGTATATGGCTCATAGGCTTTGTGCTATTCCCATTCATTTGGGGCGAGAAATGATTAGTCAGTAAAGACTATAAAATCTAGTGCAACGCACGGCACGATAAATATTGTTGCTAACCGTCAGATGGCGGTTGAGTCAATGTAGCTCATTGGAAAGAGCGGTCAGAAGCGCGCGACAACAAGGCTGACAGGAAATGGTTCGATTCCATTCTTTGGCATCAGCGCAAATTGCTTTCGGAATTGACGAGTTTCGTGAGTGGTTCGCGTAAAAAAGCCGTGGAGATCATAATAATCAGCGGAGAAGAGCAGAGGGTAAAGTTATAGGCAACAGCTGATAGCCTGACTTTTAGAGTATGCTTGGCTAGTTTTCGCATGGCATTTCTAGCGAGGTGGAAATCAACCAAGCATCTTTTCGGAGGTGCTGACAGTTACAGGCTGCAAAAAGAGTTTACCTAGCTTAGTAGGTTGCAAGCATATGAACGACGGTAACTTGCGTAAAATGCCATCGCATGCCGTATTCCCATAATGGTATTGGAGCTGGTTGCTAACCAGTCAGTCGGAAACGACTTGGAGGTTCGAATCCTTCATACGGCGTTTGCAGATGAGTGGAACGGAATACCACGCAAGAGTCATGATCTTGAAATAGTCGGTTCGACTCCGGCATCTGCTATTTCTGAGCTTCGCGGTTCTCAGATAAATATTTTTTCGGACTCCCCACCCTGAATCAAAATATAAAAACCGCGATATGCTACCATAGCTCAAATGGATAGAGCAGTTGATTACGAATCAACAGGTTTTCGGTTCGAATCCGAACGGTAGCTCTCTCCGAGTTTCGGAGAAAAAACTTTTTTCATAACTTTTCCTTACTACAGTGTAGTTGGAAGCCGTATAGCTTAATGGTAAAGCGTTCATTCTACCCCTACCCAAGTGAAAGATTGAGGTTCGAATCCTTATGCGGTTATTTTCAAATATGATTACCTCGGTGAAGAGTGATTTTTCAGTCATGCCGAGATGCAATGGTGACGAGATAGGCTTGTTCGAGATATTGGATAAGCTGATTTTTTCCACTGGGAGTGATTCTGGTGGTGGAGATGGAAACCATCAACAATGCCTTGTAGTGTATCATCATAGAGAAGTCAAATGCAGAATCCTTGTGGTCAGCGAATAATAGACGTCTGCGGTGCAGAAATAATCCAGTGATGTGAGTGGTGTGAGAGACTACGGACTAACTGGAAATTCTCAATAAGCTGATTTGCCTTGAATCTGAGAAATCGGAGTATAACACAAGAAATTCGTTAAAGTAGCGGTATGGCAAGTTCTTAATTCAAACAAAATGTTTTAAAGGCGATAAGAAAAACATTAAATTCTCTGAAAGAACCGTGAAATTTGTAGGTATCAATCCTATGTGTGCTTAGACCGTGGTAGGAAGCCAAGAGTCGCTCTCGAAAGCTCAGACCTATCATCACAGTGGCAGAATATGACTTTTACCATGATTGAATAAGGTGAAGACCTAATCGTGTTTGAAAAATTGTAACAGACGGATTTTAGCTGCGGAGTTCCGTCAAAGATTTAATATTCACATTTTTTGCACGATAGTCACAGTGTTTATTATTTTCTTCGTACTGTCTAAAAGAACCGTAGCAGAGGTGGTTTGATTACTGTCCACCTGCTAACGGAACGTAGCTCAGTGGTAGAGCAACTGGCTTATATCCAGCGTGTCGGAGGTTCGATACCTCCCGTTCCGATTTCGATCAAGGAGAGTGATTGCGAAATGATACTGCCAATATTAAATTTTTTTCATCCTGCTGTGTACAAGGAAGAAAAGAGAACCATGATAACTGGGATTACTCAGTATGTGGTATTCAAGATAAGATTTCCTGGAAAGCGTGAAATAATGCCTCCTGATGTTACTACATATTCAGAAATATATATACCGGAAGTTGTTTTTGCGTTCAAGGTGAAATCAAAAATAAGTGGCAGTAAGTTACTTCACGGAGATGAACTGTATGCCAACGCAGAAAAGCAGAACCGGGAAGAAATAAACTTTTTTATAGAGCAAGCCATCTATGAATACAAGAAAAAGCACAATATAACCGGGAATGTCCATTACGAAGTTGAAAAATATGAACTAGTAATGGAGCAAGAATACGAAAGCGAAGAAGTTAAATACATGGTGAAAGTAGCAAAATGAAAGGAGAAATGAACGATGACATTTAAAGAAGCATTTGAAGCAATGAAACATGGAGCAAAGGTGAAACTTCCATCATGGGCTGGATATTGGTTCTGGTGTATTCCGGCACAGTCAATTCTGATGCATACAAAAGATGGTAAGGACATTGATGTCCGTAGCACTGAGTGTGTAGATTATACATTTTCCAATATTTGTTCCGATGAATGGATTTTTGCGGATGACACGAACTGCCCGGCACTTGGTGGCATGAATACATTTTCATTTCACGAAGCTATGAAGCAGGTGAAGAACAAGAAACGTGTAAGACGATTGACGTTTGAGCCAGACATGTTCTTACAACTTGCATACGCCACTTTCAGAGCTTGCCTTGATGGCAAAAGAGAAGACAGATTTGATAACAAAGAATACTCTATCATAAAAGCATGTGAACCTAAAAATGATTCTTATTACACAAAATGCGAGCAGTATGTACCGACACAGGCAGATATGCTTGCGGAAGATTGGGTGTTTGCAGAATGAAACCATGCATAGATTCAAGAATGACACTTGAAGAAGCAAGGAAAATGAGCGACGAATATCCGTATGCAGTAGTAAATGTAAGGACAGGAAAGCCTATATGTTTGTGCGAGGATAAAGAATCCGCAGATATGACGTTTGATGAAATGTGGAGATGTTGTTATACAACACCTTTAGTTGTCGATTTGAGAAAGGAACAAAATTATGAAAGCAATGTTAAGTCAGCCAATGGGCGGAAAGACAGACGAAGAAATAGTAGAAACAAGAGAAAGAGCGATCAAGGTACTTGAGGCAAAAGGGTATGAAGTCGTAAATACTCTCTTTACAGATGAATGGTACAGTCATGAGAATATGGAAAAGCGCGGTGTAGTACAGATTCCGTTGTGTTTCCTTGCGAAGTCTCTTGAAAATATGTCTCTGTGCCACACAGTATACTTCTGTAAAGGCTGGGAGAATGCAAGAGGATGCAAGATTGAGCATGATGCTGCGATTGCTTACGGACTGGATATTATTTATGAGGAGTAGAAAATTATGAAAGATTATGTAGAAGTAAATGAAACGAAATGTGATGAAGTACACAACTGCATGTGTACAAAAGAAGTTAATGGGAAAACATATTGCCGTGGCTGCGGAAATGTACAGCCAGAGCAGGAGGCTTAATCATGATTATCACAGGAATGGATCACTTTCAGAGTGTATGTAAAAAGAAACTTGTTGAATGGTATCATGAGCATAAACCGGAGGTTGAGATTGATTTAAGCAATGTATTTGTCGTATGGAGCTGTAAGACATTACAGAATTACAAGTGCCTTGCATCTACGACTATCAGCGGAGATGGCATCTATGCCGAGTACACTTACAATGGTGACAAACAGGAGTTGTATGAAGATGTGTACAAGAAACTGACAAACACTTGTCATACTGAGGAGTAAACAGATGAAAAGTAATTGGAAAGTAGCCTTAATTGCATTGGGTGGTGTTGTTGCAGTAGTTTTAATGTGCGTATTTGGAGTATACAGCTCGCAGAATAGGGCTATTGCAATGGAAGAGCAAGTAAAGACGGCACAGTCGGATATCAAGGTGCAGGAAAAACGAAGAGTTGACCTTGTTTATAACCTTGCTGATTGCGTAAAACAGTATGATTCGCATGAGGCAGAAACATTGAAAGCTGTTGTTGATGGAAGAAGTCAGGCTGGAGATATTGAGAATGTTACTACAGCTATCTCTGCTGTCAGTGAAGCGTATCCAGAGTTGAAGTCGAATGAAAATTACAAGCAGCTAATGAACGAGCTGTCGATCACAGAAAATATGATTGCTGAATATCGAAGTAACTTCAATAAACAGGTGAAGCAGTACAATCGTTACGTACGTAAATTTCCGACAAGTATTTTCTTGAATATGACTGGATATGAGAAACAGTCATATTCTTACCTTGAATACGATGTATCAGAAGATGCACCACAAGATTTGTTCGGAGATAAATAAATGGAGATTACAAAGCGTGAAGTCTTAGCAAGTGTATCTATCGTGGCTGTAATGCTTTTGATTGGATTTCTTATATCAGGCAAGATTCAAAACAGTATTATGGATAATAATGAAAGATACAATAAGGCTGTTAAGATTGAGGATGAAGAACTTTTCCGATATGGAATGGACACAAACGTTGGGAATGCCTTTGTATATGGTGATTTAGAAGCTGTTGATACAGTAACTTTCCAGGAAATCGGTGGAGAATATATCTTTTGCGAAAAAGTGGAAGAGAGATATGAGCGTCATGAAGAAGAGGTAACAAAAACAGATTCTGATGGTAATGAATACACTGAGACAGAAGTTTATTATGAATGGGAAACGGAAAATGTAGAGTCATTACATGCGAAAGAAATTGAGTTTTGTGGTTCAATATTCCCTTACGGCAAGATAGATTTGCCTCATTCGAAACATGTAAAAACAATTCCAGGAGATAAGGTGTACAGTTGGGAGTCTGGTGAACGCGTAAAAGTGCGATTTGTGTATTACGGAGTGAAAACAAAGTACAAAGGTACGATTTTTGCAGACCTTAAAGATGGAACAATTCCTGCCAAGACACATTTTTACAAGAATAGTTCGCTCAATGATACTGTAGAAATGTTTGAAACCAACGCGACAGTTGCTATGGTTATATTTTGGATTATATGGATTATACTGACAGGAGCGGTTGTATATGGATTTTATTATTTGGACAACGAGTGGTTAGAGTAATGGAGCAGATAAAAGAAAGTTGGTATTACTGTCCGGCTGGTCATAAGACTGGACAGCGGATAGAGAAAAATTCCAATATTGAGAATGCGCCGATATGGTGTAAGCACTGTAAGAAAGCGTATTATCCGGTGATTAAGGATGGGAAGATAAAAAGATGAGTACATATAAAACTTTTAGTCTGTACTTGGAAGAATATTGTGATGGATGCGGGGATTTTGAAACCGATATTGAAAAGATAGACGTTAGCTCATTTGGGGGAAAATCATGTCTTACAGATATTCGTTGTAAAAATGCGGACAGATGTAGAAGAATGTATGAACAGATTGTTCAGCGAACAAGGATGTGAAGATTTATGGGAAAGAAGAAACTTAAAAGAAAAATTGCCAACCTTGAAGATGATATGAGTTCTTTATTGATTGAAAATGAAAAACTAAGAAATATTATTTCAGGAATGCAATCATATGTGAAGTCTTATTGGGGAGCTGAAATTAAAATCATTGATCTGAATGGAATTGTTGAAATTAAAAATAATTAGTGCCAGAGCCTAAGAGCCAGAGCCGATATTTGTGAGAAATTGCAGATATTGGCTCTTTTTATTTTGGAGGAAATTGATTAAGTGATATCAGGTAGAAACAAAAGAATTATAAACGCAATAAAGAAAAAGCCTGTGAGCTGCGAAACTCTGCGTGACCTTTTCGATATGGCAAGAGCTGTATACAAAGAGGATAATGCAGAGCTTTCTTACTGTCTGAAAATCACTAGCTATATAAAACAGGTTATTCCACTTCTTGAGAAGTCAGATGCATTGAATAGCTTATACTGGGATGTCCTTTTGTGGGAAGCTCCAAACCGATTTGAGAGTTTCTTGCTGTATATGGAAAAGAACAGGCCGTACAAAAAGAAATTCTACGAACCTAGAATGAATCCGCTTAGCATTGTTGCTCAAGACTTGCAGGACTTGGAAGATGGCAAATATGACTTCTATGGATTGTCTATGCCGCCCCGTGTAGGTAAGAGTACGATTTGTATTTTCTTCTATGCATGGATAATCGGTAAGCGTCCATCAAGCCATAATGCCATGAGTGGTCACAGTGGTATTCTTGCAGATAGATTCCATAATGACTTGATTAAGCTAACAGAAAATGAAGAGTATACATTCCATGAAATTTTCCCGGATGTTCAGCTCGTAAGTAAATCATCAGAAAAAAATGAACTGTATTACGATGCAGTTGAAAGTTTTGCAACTACAACTTGCCGTGGTATTGATGGTACATGGACTGGTGCTGTAGATATTAGTGAAGATGGATATCTTTACGTGGATGACTTGGTGCGTGATCGTAAAGAATCTCTAAGTTTGAAGCGTTTGGAAGGAAGGTATCAAGATTATCTAAATATCCTTGTTGACCGTAAAAACGATGGTTCAAAAGAGCTGATGGTTGGTACGCGATGGAATGTAGCTGATCCTCTTGGAAGAATCGAAAAGCAATATAAGAATAATCCTAGATACAAATTTAGGAAAATTCCAGCACTTAATGAAAAAGGAGAATCCAACTTTGATTATCCGGTAAAAGGATTTTCAACGAAATACTATCATAATATGCGTGACAGACTCGATAAAAATGAGTGGATGGCTAAGTTTATGCAGACTCCTTTTGTCAGAGAAGGATTGCTTTTCCCGGCAGACGAATTAAGATACTACAATGGCATACTGCCGGAAGGAGATCACAGAGTTATTGGAGCTTGTGATGTCGCATGGGGTGGTGGAGACAGCCTCTCAATGCCTATCGGTTATGAATATCCAAATGGAGATGTATACATTCCTTCATGGATTTTCAATAAAGGCAAGAAAGAAGTTACGATTCCTCTTGTTACTGGAAAAATCATAGGAGAAAAGCTTACAGAAATACAGTTCGAAGCGAACAATGGTGGAGATATGTATTCAGACAGGGTAAGTACAGAACTAGAAAAGCATAATTACCATTGCAGCTGCTCTTATAAAAAAGCTCCGGGGAACATGGAGAAAATGACTAAGATGGTTGCGTATTCCGGTGATGTAAAGAAACATTTCATATTCTTGGATCCGGAACACCAAGACCAAGAATACAGTGATGCAATGGATGAATTGAATATGACTGTACAGATTGGTGATAACGAACATGACGATGCCGGAGATGGGATCACTCAGTTAGCAATGAAAATTTATGGAGATATTGACGGACCGGCATCAATCATTCAAAGTCCAGTTTAAGGAGGGCAACATGAAAATCACTAGAAGAGATATTGCAAACTACAGATTACTTGGAATCCTTCTTGAAAAGGACAGAAGAAAGCTACAGAAGTATGTTGAAAAAAGACCTTCTTGTTATTCCGGCAAGGTATATGGCTCTAATCAGCAATTCCCATATGAGCCGAGAGGATTTACCATTGGTGGTTGTTCAGAGCATGAACAGGTAAAAATGAAAGAATGGGAAGAGAATTGTCGCATCATGGAAGAGCGGATTGAGACAGATATGGAATATCTGCATAAGCTGGAAATGGAAATTGATAAAGTGATCGCAAATTGCAAGGACATTGAGGATAAAGCAATTCTTGAGTTCACGAAAGATGGAATGTCTCAACAGGAGATTGCATTGAAGCTGCGTATTGACCAGTCATTGGTGTCAAGAAGAATAAAAAAATACGTTTCAGACTAAATTTGCATAAAATTCATAAAATACAAGGGTATAATTATAATCGAAGAAATTGTAATTCGTTCATTTTTTTCAGGGATTAGGTCTTGCGTGCACGTTGCGCAGGGCTTTTTTCTTTGCAGATTTAAAGGTAGGTGAATTCGGTGTCCGAGGACAATAAAGCGTATGTGTATCCTGAATTAACTGGCAGACGCCGGATTTATTCAGACGTAGATAAAATCACAAGAGACAATATTTTCGAGGTGCTTGAAAAAGCTATGGTAATTCACATGAAGAACGCCAATGAAATGACGCTTCTCATGAGATACGAGAAAGGCATTCAGCCACTTGTCAGAGAAAAGATTATTCGCAAGGAAGTAAACATTAAGGTTTCTGACAATATCGCAAATCAGATTACAGAGTTTAAGCTTGGATATGTATGGGGGCAACCGATTACATACGTCCAGCGTGGGAATAAAGACTTGAGAAGTTCTACAGATTCTCAGAACGAGATTCAAGACGATGGAATTTCAATGTTGAATGAGCTGAATGATTCAGAATATGCCTTTTCAAAAGACCAAGAGCTTGGACGATACGTTGAAATCAACGGTATCGGTTATCAGTTTGTCGATATCAAAAAGAATTATAGCGGACTTGCTCCGTTTGACCTTGTGACACTTAATCCGCTGTTTACATTCTGCATTTACAGAAATTCAGCACTTCAAGAGAAGTTGGCAGGAGTAACATTCCGTAGAACAGAGAACGGGGATGTGTACTACACGGTATTCACTCCTGATACTCGCTACGAAATTAAGAATATGCAGACGATTGAAAACGGCACTGTTAAAAAGAATGAATGGTCATTTATGAAAAGGAATGGTGAGAAGAATCCATTCAAGAAAATTCCGATCGTAGAATTTAATCGCTCTACAGACAGAACAGGATGCTTTGAGCGTCAGATTTCAGATATGAACGCACTGAACGTGGAAGTATCAGATTTTGCAAACAGCGTTGCACAGACAACTCAGGAAGTGTATTTCGGAGTTGGATTCGAATTACCTCCTGGAGAAGATGGAAAGGTACAAGCTCCAGTTGGAGGGCAGTGGATTCTTGCTAGGAATACCGGAAACGGTGGAACTCCAACACTAAAGGCTATTTCCAGTACATTTGATTATCAGGGAGTGCAAGAGAATATTGTAAGCAAGCGAAACACTATTTTGCAGAAAGCTTATGTTCCGATTCAGACAGACCCGGGTGGCGGCTCTACTGGTTCTGCAATGAATATGTCTTCCGGCTGGAGTGCTGCGGAAAACAGTGCTTGCAAGGAAGAACAGATTCTCAGGCGAGGTAAAGCCGAAATCGTTGAACTTGAGATGATCGCCATTAAGAGTACGAATGATATTCCATTCGATAGTCCACTTCGTTCACTGGAATTTTCAGATATCAAACCGAAATTTATTCGTAACAAGACATACGACCTTGCTACAAAAGTGAATTCAATGGTGGCGATGATTAAAGCGGGTGTAAATGGTCGTGTGGCTATGGAACAGGTTGATTTGTTCCCGGATGTAGCTCAGGCATGGGCTGACAGTAAGAAAACGATTGAAGAATATCAAAAATCGTTGATTCATAAAAGTGAACCACAGACAGGAGGGAAGAAAGTTATGCCTGATTTGTCAGATCAGACAGAAAACTCTCCGATTCTTGATGGAATGAAGACAGGTGATAATGATGTTCACGAATCTTAGTTTTGATGAATTAAATGCGCTTGTGAAAAATGAGCGCAGTATGCCATTCAAAAAGTATTTCGGAGAAATGAATCTTCCGGAAGAAGAAAAATCTAAAAGGATTCAAATGGCAGAAGAACTGGAAGAGAATTTCATTGTCACAATGACGCTTCTGTTCACGATGGCTCAAGCGAATAAGATTGATTATGAGCTTATCAGAAAGCAGATTGAAGATTCCTATTTGGAAACGCTTAGGAAGTATGCAAGCGTGGATAGACACTTAGAGACATACGTTAAGAGCTTCTCTTACGATGTCATAGACAGCACGAAAAAGCATAAGAATGATCCTTATTACTATTCACTGGATAGAGCAAGGTTCATGGCTGAAAACGAAGTAAATACGGCAATAAACCACGCTAGGTATATAGAAGCTGTGAATACTGGAAAGACAATGAAGCGGTGGGAATCAATCATTGATGAGGTTACTAGAAAAGACCACATCGAGATAAATGGAAAGTATATCCCTATTGGACAGGCTTTTCATGTTGGAGATTCATGGCTGTTATTCCCAAAGGACACATCCTTAGGTGCATCTGCAAATCAGATTGTGAATTGCCGTTGCACAGTAATTTATTTTTAGAAATTACAGCCATAAAAAATGTGGCTGTTTTTCATACACGGCACAGAGAAGTGCCTTATCAAACGCGAAAGACAGAGAAGTCTATAATCGCGAAACGTAACTATGAGAGAGAACTCTAAACGCGAAAGAAAGGAACATGATAATTATGGAAGAAAACAAAAACCTTGAAGGACAGGGACAGCAGAATCAGGATCCGGATAACGCATCGGAAGAGAAAGAGCCTACTGTAGAAGAACTGATGGCGCAGTTAGCACAGGAAAGAGCCAACAGTGCAAAGTTGCAGAATGACTACAATAAGGCATCCTCAGAAGCCGCCAACTACAGAAAGCAGTTAAAAGCTAAACAGACAGCAGAAGAGCAGGAAGAAGAGGCAAAACGCGAGGCAGAAGAAGAGCATAAAAAATATGTCCAGGGATTGGAAAACACAATCAAAATGACAAATGCTACAAATCGCTATCTTGCGCTTGGAATGTCAGGAGACATGGCTAAGGATACTGCACAGGCAGAGCTTGACGGTGATATGGTTAAAGTCACTGAGAACATGAGTAAATTCAAAGATGCTTCTATCAAAGAGGCTGAGACAGAATGGCTCAAGAGTAGACCGCCAGTAAATGCCGGACAGGGCGAAGATGAAGAGACTGATTTATTCCTGAAAGGATTCAACGGTTAATCTTCCTAGTATATACCGGGCACATAAAGATGTGTTCGCTGATTTCAAAAAGTTAGAAAAGGAGAATTGAAATGGCTGTTAATTACGCTGAGAAGTATTCACGGATCGTGGATGAAAGATTTAAAGTTGGTGCACTCACATCTGCACTTGTAAACTACGCATTCGACTGGGTTGGAGTTTCCACAGTAAAGGTATTTTCTGTACCGACTGCTACAATGGGGGATTACAAAACAGAAGGTGCTAACAGATATGGAACACCGGCAGAGCTTGAGAATGAAGTTCAGGAGATGGTTCTTTCCAAAGACAGAGCCTTCACATTTACAATCGACAAGAAGAGTGAAGATGACACAATGGGAACAATGGCTGCGGCAGCTGCGCTGAGACGTCAGATTGACGAGGTTATTATCCCTGAGATTGATACATACCGTATCGCTAAACTGGTTGCCGGAGCAGACGTATCACACGTTGTAAAAGACGTTGCTGTAACAAAAGCAAATGCTTATGAGAAATTCCTTGCTGTACAGGAGATTCTTGACAATGCAAAAGTCCCTACAGGTGGAAGAGTTTGTATCGTAACTCCGGGTTACTACAATATGCTGAAACTTGACGAGGCATTTACAAAGAAAGGGGATATGGCTACACAGCTTTCTATCACAGGACTTGTAGGTGAGGTTGACGGGGTTAACATCATTAAGGCACCGGCTTCTTACTTCCCTAAGAACACAAACTTTGTAATCACTAACCCAGTGGTTATGCCAGCACCAATCAAACTTGCTGAGTATAAGATTCATGAGGATGCGCCTGGTATCTCCGGACATCTTGTAGAAGGTCGTGTACGCTACGATGCTTTCGTCCTGAATCAGAAGAAAGATGCCATCGGTGTTTGCCAGAACCCAGAAGGCTAAGGAGTGATCGAAATGTTTACGTTCGAGAAAGATGGCGTGAGAATGAGTGTGGAGTCTGAGATTCAGGCTTCCGCATTTATCTCTTGCGGTTGGAAACGCGTTGAAGAAACTGTTAAAAAGGCTCAGGCCACAGAGTCTAAGCCAAAGACAGTGAGACAGACAAAGAAATAGGTGTTTGAAGATGGATAAGTTGATTGAAGAGATATATGATGATTTAAAAACTGAATTGGGTATATCGGAAGAATCTGATTTATCCATTCTGAAAATAAAAATAAAGAACGCATATAAAGAGGTATGCGTGATACGGAATTACCCGAAGTCGTATACAGAAGAGTTTGTTGCCGGAGATATGGAACGTTTCTATTCCAATATCCGCGGTTTGGCTCTATACGACTATAACCAAATAGGAGTTGAGGGAGAATCTTCCCACAATGATAATACTGGAACTCGAACGTGGTTTTCCAGACATACGTATCTTGAAGGAGTTGTTGCTATATGCGCACTAATTTAAGAAAGGAATGGTGATCCGTAATCTCCCGTCTACTGGGTTAAGTAGAAAGAAGATTGTGCGTGACCATATTGCCGATGTCAGCAAAATGGTCGCAGGGACATATGTGCAATGATGGTGGAGGGATAGCACATTGAGAAACTTGAAAAAAAATTCTAAAAAATTATGGTATTCCAATTACAACGGCAAAGTTCCGATTGTTGATGAAAATGGAGATGAGACAGGAGATTACACTGGTGGTTACGCTTCTCCTGTTGAGTTTCTAGCCACTTTATCAGCAAGTAGAGGTAATGCTTATGCTGATATGTTTGGAACGAATTTAAGCTATACTAGGACGCTTGCAACAGTAGAGAAACTTCCTATTAAAGAAGAATCCTTAATATGGGTGAGCGAACCAGTAATGAAGGCAGACGGTACTGTAGATGAAGAATCCGCAGACTATACTGTTGCTGGTATTGCAGATGGCTTAAATGGAATCGTTGTTGCTTTGAAAGCGAGGGCGAAAAATGCCTGAGTATAAAACCGATTTATCATTGAGTGGTTTCAAGAAATTGAAAGCAGAGATACGAAAGTACAAAAACTTACTGCAAGAAAAATGTGAGGAATTTGCATATAGGCTTGCGGAAGAAGGCGTTGCTGTCGCTCAACTAAAGATAGGTGAGAAAGATGCTATCTATACTGGTGAGTTAATGGAAAGCCTTGGAATCATGCCTGGAGATATCATTTATGATGGAGCTGTATTCAGTGTTTATACGAATTGTCCGTATGCCGCTTATGTAGAGTTTGGAACTGGCGTTATCGGAGAGAATTCTCCGCATCCTGATACTTCTATAGCTGGTTGGAAATACGATATAAATGACCACGGTGAAGCTGGGTGGATTTATTTTAAAGATGGTAAACGCCATTGGACAAACGGTATGCCGGCTAGACCATTCATGTTTGAGACAGCTCAATATCTGAGTGATATGAGCGTTATAAACCATATCGCAAGGGAGGTGTTTGGAAGTGATTGACGCATCAAATAGAGTGCTTACTAACATAAAAACTTATGTGAAAGATACTTGCAAGAATGTATCAAACTATTCCAGTAAAAGCCCTCCGTCATTTCCAGCAGTATCGGTTGTTCAGATTGACAATCAAGATGCTTGCATGGACTTGGAAAACAGTGAGAATGCTGTCGAGTCCGTAATTGAGATTCAGTGCTATTCAAACAAGAATATCACAGAAGCGAAGAATATCATAAATCAGTGTTGTGATGCTATGCGGAAGATGGGATACGCTCGATCGTATGGTCCGAAGCCTATTGACAATGCGTCAGACACAAATATATACAGAATGGTGGCAAGGTTTAAACGCCTTGTTGCGTCAGTAGATGATATAGCAAAATTTTAATTTCATACCGGATATCGAAAGAGATATTCGCTGACCGCATTAATTAGCGGTAGAAAGGAAGATAGAAATGGCTAATGTAAAAGCATTAAGTACAATTAACACAGTTCTCAAAGTCGGGGCAACTGGGGCGGCGGTTAAAAGGGTTTGTGCGATCAAGAGTTATCCTGATCTTGGAGGTGATCCGGAAAAAATCACTGTAACAGACCTTGAAGATACAGATGAAGCTTCTGTACCAGGTGTGCGTTCAGCAGATGACATGCAGTTCACAGCAAACTATACAAAAGAGTCTTACGAGGCAGTTCTTGCGGTTTGCGGAAAACAGCAGATTTTTGAACTTGATTTCGGTGCTGACGGAGCAGACGGTAAATTCTCTTGGAGTGGACAGATGTCTGTTAAAGTCAATGGCGGTGAAGTAAACGGTGCTCGTGAGATGACACTGACAATCGTTCGTGATTCAGCGATTAAAAATTCTGATGCTTCTACAGGATTTCCCGCAGCATAGTCCTTGGTTTGATGTAGAAAACGACATCATCAAGAATATTGATAATGAAATATTTATTTAAAGAACTATTAGAGTCGCTTTAAGGCGGCTCTTTTTTGATTGAAAAAAAATGGAGGAAGAACAATGGTCAAAGTAAAAATTAATGGAAAAAACTACAACGTAAAGGAAATGGCATTTGCTGAGTACACGAAGATGGAAGAACAGGGTTTCTCAATTCTCGATGCTTTCAGAAAAAAGCAGATGACACTTATCGCTATGGGATTTGTTTGTGCGGTAGTTGGTTGCGATAGAGACGAGGCTGAGCATTTAATCACTCAGCACGTTCTTGGCGGTGGAAACATCATTGATATCACAAACGCATTTGCTGATGCCGTTGCAGAATCAGATTTTTTCCAGAAGATGCTCGGAATGACTCAGGACGAGCAGGAGACTCCGGAGAAAGCTACGAAGTCCAAGAAAGAAGTGGAAGAAGCAGCCGTGGAAGAGTAATCATTCCAACCAGCTATACGCAGTTCATATATGAATATTGGTTGCCTATGGCTGCGCAATGCGGAATTAGTTGCTCTGAATTTTGGAAAATGACTCCAAAAGAAATGAACGTTTACAAGAAAAATCAAGAGGACAAAGAGAAAGAATCAGCCATCATGCAAGATGTTGCAGCGTGGATGAATGGTGTGTATGTCCTCAAAGCAATAGCGTGTGCAATATCGAAAGATGCTCAATATCCTGAAAGTCATATGCTTGTCGGAGATGTTGATGCTCACGAATTAAGTGAAGAAGAAATAGAGGAAATCGTTCATGAAAATACGCAGATTGCGGCAGCTAATTTTGCAGCATGGGCGGAAGTTGCGAATAGCAAAGGATAGAGGTGAGAGCAGTGTCGGAAATTGATAAGTTAGAAATAGTCATTGAATCGAACGCACAACAAGCGAATCGCTCAATGGGGAACCTTGAAAAGAAAATAGATAGTGTTACAGAAGCACTTGAACGTTGTATGCTCGTTGCTCAAGGTGCGGTATCACTCAAAGGACTTAATATTGACAAACTGTTCTCCGGTAAGGCTATGGAAAAGTCGGCAAAAGATATGGGAAAGAAGTTATCAGATGACTTAATCAAAAACTTCAATCTCAATCTTGCTGGCAAAGATGTTGTAGGGCAAGTTAAAAGTCTTTCCAATAAAATTGCCAACAGCCTTGCGAATAGTTCGGGGAAACCGTATAAGGGCGCAGCTGACGATATGGAAGCTCTTGGTAATATCGTTAAAAGGCATGGTCAGATTGCAAGGACCACGTCAAACGAATATCAGGAGTTATATAACTGGATTAAGAAAAGCGGAAAAATAAAAATCTCACCCGCTACAGCAAAGTCTTTAGGTGATGATTATAAGAATAGAACTCCTGTTGCTAAACAGAAATTTTCCACAAAAGACGGAATTGAACTTGATTCCTATTATCAGGAATTAAAAGACCAGTTTCCAACGCTCATCAAGGAAGCGTACAGTGTTGAAGATGAATTTTATCAGATGGAAAATGCTCTGAAAAAATTCTACGAAACTGCGAACTCTTTCTACAAGCCTGAATGGATGGAAGAAGATATTTGGGATTCCGTTATTAATGGTGTAGATGATATAAGGAAAAGCGTAATTGACGCAAAGTCAGGAATTACTGAGTTTGGCGATGCATTAAAAAATGCAGAAGAAACAGGCCAATCTTTCGCACAAATGCTTGGTACTGGAATGGATACGTCAGGACTTGAGCGTGCAGAAGCTCTTGTTGGGAATATTACGAGAGGTAATCGCACAGAAGCGCAGAAGAAAACACGTTCTGATTTAAAATATCCGGTTCAACCATTTAAGGATATTAACAGGAAATTTAAAGACTCTAGGCTTGACACTGACTTTTCTAAAATGAATATCCAACAGCTCAAAGCTAGTATTGGCGCAAATGAAAGGCTTTATGCGAGAGTGCAACAAGCTATCAATGATATGATTGAGCTTGAAGGTACAGATGAATTAGGTGGTAAAGACTGGTATAAAAAAATTCAGCAAATAAATCAGTATGAAAATGCCATTGATGATGCTACAGAAGCATTAGGACGCTTAAATGCTAATTCGTTTTTATCCGGTGGAGCTGATTCGCAAAAATCCAACAGATCGACAAAAGCAATCGATGAATATGTGCGAAAAGCAAAGGAAGCTGTTGGCGAAATTCCAGCACCGTCTTTTGATACAGAGGAAGAATTAATCAAATACATTGACGATCTCAATGATAAGTTTGAAGAGTTATATCAGGTTGCAAGAAAGGCTGAAAATGAAATAGATTTCGGCGATGCTATCCGAGAATTGGCTGAGCTTGAGAGTGAATTGGATTCTGCAAGAACGGATTTATCTCATTTCAACAATGGTCCGAGAAAGCGTAAAGTTTCAAATGAACCTATAGATATTGGGAATGTATCCGATCTCTACAATATGACATTTGGTGATGGCGCATCCGAACTGGCAAAAGAACTTGAGCAATCCGGAGCTAGTGCGAATGAAGCTGCTACTAAATTAAACAACCTTAATACGCAGTTTGGCAACAAAGAAGTTGTCACGTATGAAGCAAGAATCAAGGAATTAAAGAAAACGCTTTCTGAGCTGTCTTCTCAAGGATTATCGGAAGGAGACCTTGAATTTGACAATACGCTTCGCAAGATTATGTTGCTTGAGGAATATTCCAGGCGATATAAGAAAGAAATGAAAGAATCTGTAAAAGCAGAAGTGAATTCAGAAGAAATCGACCAGTCAGCGGAAGCTCTTAGGAGAGCTACTGCACAAGGCGGTAAGTTCAAACGTATGCTAAAAGGACTCGGCAGTTTCGGCTCTAAGATTAACAATATTTCAAAAGGCTTTAAAAATGTAGGAAAAACAATACAAAACGCAAGGGATATTGCTAATAAAGCAGTCCATCCTTTCAAAACATTAAAAGAATTGATGGGGTTTGAAAGCAAAAAGAAGAATAATGGAATGCCATTCGGAAGAATGATAGGCTCTTCAATTATGTTTTCTACCATTTTCGGTTTGATTAGTCAGATTAAGCAAGCAATTAAGGAGGGATCGGACAACCTTGTACAGTACAGTAGCTCATATAACAATAGCATTTCTTCAATGGTATCTTCCTTACTGTATTTAAAAAATGCTTGGGCGGTTGCGTTTGCTCCAATCGTAAATGTCGTTGCTCCGTACATATCATCATTTATTGATATGGTATCTAGTGCCTTGAACGCTGTCGGACACTTTTTAGCAGCTCTTACTGGAAAAGGATACGTTGTGCAAGCTAAAAAGGCTTGGAAAGACTATGGAGCATCTATCGCAGACACAGGAAAGAAAACTGATAAAGCAAATGATTCTGCTAAGAAAATGCAGAAAACAATTCTTGGTTTCGATGAATTAAATATCCTTAATGGAAATGATACTGGTTCTGGAAGTGGCTCAAGTGGAAGCGGAAGTGGTGGCTCTAGTGGACCTTCTCCTTCAGATATGTTTGAAACGATTGAAGTTTCTAACTCAATGAATCAGCTTGCAGACAAGTTTAAACAGGCTTTTGCTAATGCTGATTTTACTGAAATTGGTGAAATTGTTGGAAACAAACTTAAATCTGCAATGGAATCAATTAATTGGGATAGCGTATATCACGCTGCTGATAATTTTGGTAAAAGTCTTGCAACATTCCTTAATGGATTGATTTCTCCTGAATTGTTCTATGATTTAGGAAAGACGATTGCTGGATCAATTAATACTGCGTTACACGCACTCAATTCGTTTGCAGCTAATTTTGACTGGAAAGATTTTGGTACTTCATTGGCAAGTGGTATCAAAGGATTTTTCGAAACTTGGGATGCCAAATTAACTGGTGAAACATTCAGTAATTTTGTCAGCGGTGTTCTTGAAGCACTGAAGGGCGCAATTGATGGATTGCAAGGAGATAAGACATTTGAGATAATCGGGCAAAAAATCGTAGATTTAATTTGCGGTATTGACTGGGGAAAAATCACATGGGATTTTTCAGGACTCTTGGTATCACTTGCAAACGCAATCATTAATTTACCGAATGATCTTTTAAGAGGTATCGCAATAGGATTTTTCACAAATGTATTCGACATGAGTGAAGAAGAAGTCAAAGTGAAATTACCTAAATTTGTTTTACCGTCACTATCAGGACTTGGATTGGCAGCTCTTGGTTCTGATATCATCAAAGGAGTTCTTGAAGGAATTCAGAGCGGAGAATGGAAAGACCCCGGTAAATTCATAAGAGAAAAAATTTTTACACCATTTATTAATTGGTTTAAAAATCTGTTCGGTATCCATTCACCTTCAACCGTCATGGCTGAACAAGGCGGATACATCATGGAAGGACTTCTCAATGGAGTTGCAGATAAGTTGCAGTCGGTTCTTGATTTCTTCGGAGATTTAAAGGATAAGATTGTTGATAAATTCAGCGACTTGAAAGACAAGCTCGGAGAGAAATTTGGAGAAGCTCGCGAGAAAGTAGAAGAAAAATTCTCAGATATTGGTACATGGTTCAGTAACAGGAAATCCGACATCCAGAGTGGAATGAAAGATGTTAGTTCGTGGTTTGGAACAAAATTCCAGAGCGGTAGAACAAACGTCAATAATGCTTTCAATGATGTTGGTTCATGGTTCACTAGCAGAAAGAATGATATTCAGAACGGAACAAAAGATATTGATTCATGGATGAATACGAAGTATACAAACGCTCGCAAATATGTCAATGCAGCATTCTCAGATGTTGGCGCATGGTTTGGAACTCGTAAGGGTGAGATTCAAACAAATATGGACAGTATCAACACATGGTTCAATGCAAAGTATCAGTCTGCTAGAGGATACGTCAATAGCGCATTCAGCAACGTCGGAAGTTGGTTTGGAAGTCGCAAGGACGATATTCAGTCTAACATGGAATCCATTAATGGTTGGTTCAATACAAAATATCAGAGCGCAAGAGGATACGTAAACTCTGCATTTAATAGCGTAGGTTCATGGTTTGGTTCAAGAAGAAATGACATCCAATCCAACATGCAGTATATTTCTACATGGTTTAGCAGCACATTTAAAACTGCATACAACGGAGTTACAAGTGCTTTCAGTGGAATCGGAAGATATTTCCAAAATGTTGGAAATTGGATTACATCTCCTGTCAAATCAGCCATCAATAGTGTTGGTAGCGCTGTAAACTGGATTTACAAAAAACTTGGTGGAAGCAAAGACCTTATCCCTAAGTATGCTACTGGTACTGGGAAGAATGGTGTACTGAATGATACGTTTGGTATGGTCAATGACCAGTCGGGCGGTACATATCGTGAGCTTGTTCAGTTCCCTAATGGAAAAGCATTTATTCCTAAAGGTCGTAACGTAGTGTTGCCAATGCCTAAAGGTACAAAGGTAATGCCTGCAGGACAGACAAAAGAACTCATGGATATGAATGGAGTGCCACACTTCAAGAAAGGTGCGGGAGTATTCAATATCATTGATTACATTGCGCATCCATCAAAGCTGTTGCAGTATGGACTTGATAAATTCACGTCTTTTGGTGATGCTGTTGAGCCTGGATTGTCTATTGCTAAGCAGTCTATCAGTGCTGTTAAGAATATGGCTTTGAGTAAAATCAAGGGATTTATCAGCAACTTCACAAGTAGTTCTAGTGGTGGCGGCAGTTATAGCACATCCGGTGTAGAGCAGTGGAGAAATCTTGCTAAGACAGCTCTGTTGCTTACAAGCCAATACACCGAGTCAAACCTTAATGCGTTGCTCACTCAGATGAAACATGAGTCGGGCGGAAACGCTAGAGCTATCAACTTGTGGGATAGCAATGCTAAGAAAGGAATTCCTTCAAAAGGACTTATGCAGGTTATTGACCCAACATTCCGTAGTTATGCAATGGCACCGTACAACAAAGATATTTACGATCCATTATCCAACATGATTGCATCTATCAGATATACAGTTTCTCGTTATGGAAGTCTGTATAAAGGTTGGACAGCAAGAGGATATAAGGGTTATAAGAATGGCGGTATGCCAGTAAACGGGGAAGTATACATTGCGAATGAAAACGGATTCGGCTCTGAATATATTGGTCGCATGGGGAATAAACACGTTGTGGCGAATAATCAGCAGATTACAGATGGAATTAAACAGGCTGTCATTGATGGCATGATGGAAGTCTATATGGCTACACAGAGTAACAGAACAGACAGCAACAGCGCGATTCCATATATCATTAACGCAGTTCTTAAGACAGAAGATAATGAAGTATTGGCAAGAGCTGTTGAAAAAGGACAGGCAAGTAGAAGCAGTAGATTCAATCCGAGTCCTGCTTATTAGGGAGGTAGGATATGCCAAACAATAGAGATATGCTTATTGTAGATGGGGTTAAGATAAAGACCCCATCTACTTTTGTATGGCATCTACAAAGAATATCTGCACCGGATGCTGGTCGTACAGATGATGGAACGATGCATGTAAACGAAGTGTGCAAAAAAAGGAAACTTGAATTAGCATGGAGCGGCCCAACCCCGGATGAAGCTGGAGATATTGCAGACGCTTTTGATCCAGAATATGTAGATGTGACTTATTGGGATACAAAAAATAAAAGAAATGAAACGAGAACTTTTTATGCGGGTGACATCGATGCTTCAGTAAAAATATGGACAGTAAATCAGAAGAGATACGAAAGTATCTCTTTTAATATTATAGAGAGGTAATTTAATGAGAAGTCTTTCAAAATCATTTAAGAAAGAACTGAATAATGACAACAGGAGATACCTCGAATGGGTAGATATTACCTTAAAAGATGGAACTGCTCTCTATTTAAGAGAAGATAGTGTTTGGAATTTCGGACTGAAAGTAGAAGACGCTGTGTCTGATTCTTCTGAATTTAAGATAGGTTCAGCCATCATAAATAAGGCTACCGTCACTTTAAATAACATCTATGATGATTTTACCGACTACGATTTTGAAGGAGCTGAAATCGCCATATACGTCGGCTTAGCTATATCTCCTACTGGAATGGTATTCCCGGAAGAAAAGAAATGGCTCGATATTAGCGAAAACCCAATATTAGATACAAATGGCAATGAGATATTATTGCTCTACAGCGACGCTGTTACTGAGAAGATTCGCCTTTGCACAATGACAGTTGTTGAAGCTCCGTATCAGAACAGTTCTATTATCACACTAACTTGTCAGGATAACATGATGAAGTTTGACCGTGATTATTCGGAAAGTAAACTGAAATATCCGGCAACAAGAAGTGAAATCATCAGAGATGCTTGTAACGTGTGCGGAGTTCAGTTACAAACAGTAACATTTGATAATGACGATTATGTTATTGAAACAAGACCTGATGACCAGCAACTAACTTTCAGACAAGTTCTCGCGTGGGTTGCTCAGATTGGTGGACAGTTTTGTAGATGTGATTCCTATGGCAGATTATGTATCGCTTGGTATGATTTGAAATCTTATGAATCTAGTCATATTGATGAAGACAAGTTTGTTTCCGTAGAATCTTACGATAGTTTATCAATCAACAATGAAGATGTCGTTATTACAGGGATTAAAGTTACTGAATATAAAGAGAATGTATCTACAGATGAAAGCCCTGTGTCATATCAGTATGGTGAAGATGGATATGTCATTGAAATTAAAGACAATAAATTAATTGCCGAAGGAAAAGGTAATGATATCGCTACAATCATAGGCAAACGTATTGTAGGAATGAGATTTAGACCGTTTTCAGCGTCAATGATGAATAATCCGCTGGCCGAAGCTGGTGATATCTGTATTATTACAGATAGAAAAGGTAATCAGTACAAGAGTCTTGTTACATCAACGATATTCCAAGTTGGGAATAAACAGACAATTGAATGCGGAGCAAAAAGTGCAGCGCGAAATAGCGCAAAGCAATACAGTTTAGCTTCTCAGGCAATCGTTGAAAATCGTAAGAATCTACAGAAAGAACGTTCAGATAGAGAAAAGGCGCTTGAAGAATTATCTAAGAGAATCAGTCAATCGTCAGGCCTATATACAACAGTAGAGGAAAGCCAAGGCGGTGGAAAGGTTTATTATCTGCATAACAAAGCATTGCTGAGCGATTCAGATATTGTTTGGAAGATGACTGCTGAAGCATGGGGAGTGTCCACGGATGGCGGTAATACTTGGAATGGTGGCATGACAGTAGATGGAGATACCGTTGTTCGGATTCTTGATGCTGTTGGAGTTAGAGCTAACTGGATTAACACAGGCGAATTTAAGGTTGCTGACGAAAAAGGCAATGAAGTGTTCTATGTTAATTGCGACACTGGTGTTGTTCGTATCAAGGCGCAGTCATTTTTATTATCCGGAACTTCAATCGAAGAAATTTCTAAAAGGCAATTAGACGCATTTGTCGAAGGGACTTATAAGTCTGATATGTCTGGTATCAATGGAAAGATTGATACAAAGAACGCAAACTACTATCAATCAAGTGACCCTTCTCTTTCTTGGACAACTATCACGGAAGAAGCATTAGCCGATATTGATGGAAATCCGATTCTTGATGTAGATGGTAATGAAATTTTAATAAGGGTTGAATCTGAAAAGATAGCTCACGAAGATGATGTTTGGAAGAATACTTCCGATAATGTTGAATACATCTACAAGAGCGGCAATTGGGTTAGAGTTATGCTCCCGAATGATATAATGGAGCAACTTGACGGAAAGATTGATTCTTATTTTAAAGATTACGAACCAACGTTAAACAACTATCCAGCGAATGAATGGTTGACTGATAATGATAGAGCTTCTCATAATGGAGATTTGTTCTATTGGAAGTCCACTGGAATGTGCTATAGATTTGTCCAGATTGACGGTGTATGGCAATGGTACAACGTAAAAGACAAAGATATTGAAAAGGCACTTGAAAACGCAAGCAAGGCTCAAGACACTGCTGATGGCAAGCGTAGAAACTTTATCACAACTCCTGTGCCACCTTATGACATCGGTGACCTTTGGACGCAAGGAAATACTGGTGACTTGATGAGATGTCAAACCGCAAGAACTAGTGGCAACTATGTTTCATCTGATTGGGTGAAAGCTACGAAGTATACTGATGATTCCGCGGTAGACAAGCTAAACAAATCTCTGACTTCCGAAGAAGTGTTTGACAGACTTACTGATAACGGGAAGAAACAAGGGATATATTTGCAAGGCGATCAGTTGTATATCAACTTCTCTTATGGCAAGGGCGGTACACTTACATTGGGAGGTGTAAACAATGAAAATGGCTCAATACAGATACTAGATGCCATAGGAGCGGAAGTTGGTAAATGGGATAAAGATGGACTGAACATCAAAAAAGGCTCGATTTATGGAAGCACGATATATTTAGATAAAGAAAAAGCGTCTGCGCTCATCGTTGGCCGTAACAATTCGAAAGAAATATTCACTATCGGAAGCATGGGTATGCATATTGATAATACTAATATGGGACTTCTCACATCGGACAGTATGGTTGTTGACCTTATGGGTGGTTGGTTTCATGGTTTAAGAATGAAAGCATCTAATAATGGAAGGGGATACGGTTCTTCAATTTCCCCGGAATGCTTCTCTATTGGATGGGCTGAGGATTTACAAGGATGGTCTGATGCAATGTCACCAGTAAAATCGTACACATTCAGCATTAGCGAGAACTCAACAGGTTGCCTTTCAATTAGAATTAATGGAAGTAATTATATTAATGATTATGTAGATATAAGCCCAAGAGAAATAAAAACAACTGGAACTAAAAACCGTGTTGTTCCAACAGAGAATTATTCAAACAGACTTCAATATTGCTACGAAACAGCTTCGCCAATGTTTGGAGATATCGGTGAAGGAATTACTGATGAGAACGGTGAATGTATCGTTGAAATCGGAGATATCTTCACGGAAACCGTAACAACACGCATTGAGTATCAAGTGTTTTTGCAGAAAGAAGGGCAAGGAGATTTGTGGATTGAAAAGAAGGAAGAGAATTACTTCATAGTACACGGAACTCCGAACTTAAAATTCGCATGGGAGTTGAAAGCAAAACAGAAAGATTACGAATATGTAAATCTTGAGGAAGATGTTGACAGGGAAGAAGAAGTGCCTGAAAGCCCTGAGAACATATTAAACGCGGAACTAGAAACCTTGATTAAGGAACAGGAGGAACTTTTAAATGAAACAGCTTAGTGGTTTTTCAATTTTAAATGTAAATGGGATGGACAGAGCGACATTTACCTATGACGAGATTGACGAGAGTGGAAATCTTGTATCGCACAACAATAAGAAATCATTCTATATCGTTGATGCTGAACTCAAAACTCATGTAGATGCGATTAGAAAATTTATCATAGCAAACAAGGTTGACGAGGCGTAAGAGCATGAATAATGCTCTTACCCTTTTAATTAATGATTCAGCAAAGGAGAATTAATCATGGAATGGACAAAGTACACAACTAAAGAAGCACTGAAAGACAATGATGAGTTAATGATTCTTGACAAGGATGCAAATGCAAACAAGCGTACACTGATGGACAAGATATGGGATTATGTTGTGGACAAGATGACTACGGCAGTTATCGCAAAGTTAGGAACTACTAACAAGACTTTGATTGGGGCAGTTAATGAATTAAATAGCAATAAACAGGGGGCATTAAAGAATGTCAGCAAAACATACTTGGCAGACAAACAAGGCATTATAACTACGG